GCTTAAAACTTATTAGCAACGCTTAAAACTTATTAGCAACGCTTAAAACTTTTAAGCGTTTGTATCTACTCCTGCCAATTTAAATTCCGAATTACAATAAAGACAAACAGCTTTAAGTGGTTTATCGTCATTTTTAGCTGTGCGTATTTTAACGCCACAATCGCACATAAATAAGATATTTCGGCTTTTATTAACCGATTCCTCTTTATTTTGATATACTTTAAATGCTTCTTTATTCGGTTTAAAATCATTTAAAAGCTGTTTAAACTCTTCTGTTGTGCTTGTTACATTAAAACCATAATTGCCTTTTTCAACTTTTAAAAGCAATTTTTCGGCTTCTTCTTTAAAATGTTTAGTGTGATAGTTACTTTTTGGTGCATAACCTTTAATTGCGTTTAAAAAGTGTGCGAGTTCGTGAGCTATTACTTCGTGAGGATTATCTTTTAAAAATAAGGAGGATATACATATATAATTAAGTGTTTGGTGCGTGTTGTTATAATGGTTTTTATGTTCTTTTGGCATAAAAAAACCTTTAATTGTTCTTTTTGTATCTTGGATATTAACTATTAAGTTATCTGTGAGATTCAAATTAAAGGTTTTATTAAGAAAAAGGATAAATCTCTCACATTCGACTATGCTTGGTTTTATGCTGTTTGTAACCTCTTCTTTTAATGTTTGAACGCAAACTAATGATTCTGCCATTTTTTTCAATTACCCACTACATTTTTTTTAAAACGGGATGTTTTATTTTTTTTAGGCACTACATATTTGTCTTTATTTTTAGTAACTACAAAGGTAATAAAGCATTTTAATATACCATTTACTATCTCTTTAGTTATAACTCCATCTTGATTATATGACTCTTGTAGTTTAGAAATATCTAAAAGAGGTGCATAGCTAATATCTATCTTTATTTTTTCTTCTGTTATTTGATTTGTCATAGATTCTAGTGTTATTTATGCTTTATAAACCTTTTGTTATTATATAATATATATGTTATACAATACATATATTTATATACTATTCACGATTAGAAAAGGAAAATAGGGATAAGTCATATTTGACATATATATATAAAATGTAGCATTTTAGAATATGATACTTTGGATGGTTAATTTCTCTTTCTTTTTCTTTTTCTTTATTGCTTATTGAAATGGACAGTGTAATTTTAGGCATTTTATTATTCATTTAAACGAATAGTGGGATATATATAACATATTATAAAAATATTTAAATAGTATAACATTTAATTAAGTCTATGAGTGAAATAAACATATCAATTATGAGAAAGGGATATAAATGTGAGCGTTGCGGACATGAATGGCTGCCGCGCGCTAATGCGCCAATAACTTTGCCAATATCTTGTCCAAAATGCCATTCTCCTTATTGGAACAAACCAAGAAAAATAAAATGACTGAAATTAGCCAAACTCAGATGAATAAGCTATTGCGTAATCCTGAGATCCAAGTTAAAGTTTTTAATGCGTTTAAGGAATGGCTTAGGTCGACAGAAGATCTCAGAAAAAGGGGGTTGACTTTTTATAAAAAAATCAGGGGCAACAAGAACAATAGCGGAATAATCTTTGTGCCGAGGCGGTTTGCTGGCAAGACTTTCAGGATTTTATTAATACCAGACGAAGAGGGACATGATGAATATGAAACATATAATCCGACTTCAACTGAAGAAGAGCAAATAAAAGAAGAAAAGAAAAAAGCAAATGAAGAACGGAAAAAATTATTGTCATAAGAAAAAGAAGAAAGTTAAGAAGGAAGTTAAGCCTGTCAAAACTAAAATTTTCAGAAATGAAAGTTTAGAGGTATTAAATTGAATGAATTAAAAGAGCTTCACATAAAAGGAGAATTAGCAGGAAAAGGCTTTCTTAAAGAGAGTTATGATTATGAAATAGATGATTTGAAGCATGAACTCACGGAATCGGGAAGAGAAGAAATACGCAAGCTGTTTAAGGATATTGAATGGAGGAAGGAATTTCTGAAAATGGCGGTTGAAGAAGCCAAGAAATATCCAGACCAAGCAAAGTTGATTTTAAAGGAAGCATTAACTAAAATGAAGGAGTATATATGAAATACAAAAAGCATGATTTGATTGATTCTGTGAATAATGATTTTAAATATTACTGCAAAAATTGCGAACAAAATTTTAAAACCAAGCCTAAATTAGTCTGCCCTGCCAAAATTGAAACTAAAAAACAAATGGGAAAGCATTCACGGGCAGCAGGCAAAAGATTTGAATTAAAAGTAAGGGAAGACTTAATTAAAAATGGCTGGATAGTTTTTAGAAACCTTAATGATGTAGTTTTTGCAAATACAGAAACACAAAGGATAGGAGAGTTCAGGCAATCTAAGTCTAAATGGAATCCTTTTACTAAGAGGCCTATAACTTTGCAGAGCGGCTTTCCAGATTTTATCTGCATTAAATTGTTTCCTAAGGAAGAGGGAGATTTATGGCTAGTCCGGTTTGTAGAATGCAAAATAAACGGAAATTTAGACAAAATAGAAAAAGAGAAAGCAGAATGGATAAAGACTAAATTAAAAATTCCTGTTATCATAGCAAGCAAAAGTGAAGGAGAAATAAAATATGAGAATGTTTAAAAAAATGAATACAGAAGGAGAAGTTTGCCCTATTTGCAAAACTAAAAAGCAGAAGCCAGTAGTTTTAATTGGTGTAGCAGGAACTCAAAAAGGAAATAATATGCAGGCAGTTCAAATTCATTTAGAATGCCTTGAATTAATTTATGATAAAGAAAGAGGATTCATTTATCATAGAATGAAAATATGAAATTACAAACAATAAAACTCGAAAATGGGCAGGAAGTCGTAATTAATTATGATAGTAAGGCTAAATGCAAATCTTGTGGAAAAGAAATCTTTTGGTCTGAAACTAAAAATGGAAAAGCTATGCCTATTGAACTTGTATCTCTGGCTAGATGGAATACGCATTATGCTACTTGTCCAGCTGCTGATTCTTTCAGAAAAAGAAAAATTACTAAAGAAATGGAGGAAATACAAAAATGACTTACGGAGAGCCCGAATCTAATCCAGATGAAGAAATAAGGATGGAAGCAAAGGAAAGCATAAAACTTATTAAGAATTCTAAAGGATGGAACTTTGAAATTAAATTGATTGATAAGGAGAATATTGAAACTCAATTAGACAGGTTGGATAGAATAACAAAACGAATGCAGGAAAAATATCCAAATGAAAAATAACCGAAAAGCAGAAAAGAACGAACTGGCTAATAAAAAATACGGAAAGAGTTATGATTCTCTTTGTTCAGACAGAAAAAGAATTATAGACCAGTTATTTATCTTAAATGAAATGGAAAAGCAAAATAAGGGATGCAAATGATTGAATTAAACAAAATACTTGGAACAGAATACGAATCTAATTTAACAGGCTTTTTGATTAGATGCAGAACTGATTTTAAATTTTTCTGTGAAAGAGTTTTAACGGATTTATTCAGGGATGGCGGAGTAAAGCCATACATGATGGAATGGTTTAATCTTGTTGAAGCAAATCCAAGAGTTGCTATTTTGGCTCCTGCGGGATTTGCCAAGACAACTATTTTAGGCATCGCTTATCCTATCTGGCTTTCTTTTACCAAGCGAAATATGCAAATAATGGTTGTTTCCAATTCTATGAATCAATCAAGAAGAGTTTTATCTTTGATTAAATCTACTATAGAAAATAATGCTTTGCTCGTTGAATTAAAGCCACTGAATTATAGGGAAACTTGGAGCGCAAACCATATTAAAATGAATTCTGGAAATGCCATTTTTTGCAGGCCTTATACTATCACAATTAAGGGAGAAAGAGTGGATTATATCATAATGGACGAAGCATCTTCTTATCAAAATACAGACATTTATTTTGATTATATTATTCCAAGGCTTAATCCGCATCATGGAAAAATCTGTTTAATTTCCACCCCTGAATCCGGAATTGATTTAATGTCTATCATTGCTGAAAGGAAACTTGATTATATCTTCAGAAAATATACTGCAATTACTCCAAATGGAGAGGCATTATGGCCCGAAAGATTCCCTTTAGAAAGACTGAAGCAGATAGAAGAAGAACAAGGCGAGCAATTTTTTCAGAAAAATTTTATGTGCAATACACGGGCAGAAGGCTCTAATTCCGTTTTCACAGCTAAATCCATATTAGACTGCACAAATTATGAACTCAGTTTTACTTCTGAAGTTTTTGGAGAAGAAAAAGAAATATATATGGGATGTGATTTTGCAATAGCTGCTGGAAATACTGCTGATTTTGATTGTTATGTAATTGTGGAAAGAGTAGGCGATCGCGCAATTATTAAATTTGCGGAGACTCATAGGGGTTATTCTGTTCAAGAAAAAGTTGCGCGAATTTTGCATTTATTTGAAATTTATAGGCCTCTTTTGATTATCGCAGATCAATCAAGCATTGGGGCAGCAATAATAGAGGAATTGAGAAATAAAGGATTGCCTGTTCAGGGATATTCTTTTCAGGCTTTTTCGAGAAACGCCCTTTTGAATAATCTAAAGGTTTTGCTGGATAATAAAAAAATAGTTATCCCCCGGAATAAAGAAGATATGCTTTCAGTTGAATTTGCAGATAAATTGGAGGTAGAATTGCTTTCTTTTAGAGAACAACATTCTAAAGTTACTGGAGCAACCGCTTATATTTCAACAAGCCCTCATGATGATACTGTTATGGGTTTGGCTCTCGCAGTTTCAAAAATCAAGCAAAATCAAGAATTTGAAGATACAATCGTATTAAGCAATTAAAAGAGAAACTTTAAATAATCGCATTGCTTTGAAATAAGATGAAGTCTGTTAAAAAATTTCTTAAAGAGAAGAAGAATTTAATAAAATCATTTCTTGCGACTATTCTTGGTTATGGTATTTTGATAAATTATGCCCTTTTCATTATTTTTAGAGTGCCTTTTAGATGGTATGGCTTTCCTGCTTTCGGAATTGCTTATTATTTCATAATGGAGGAGTTTGTAGTTTTCTTTAGAAAATTAAAGGCTAAATCTTACACATGACACTTTTTTCAAATATTTTAGGCACAGAAGAAAATCTTGATATTTTGACTCTTGCCAGAAAGTCAGAAAATTCGGATAAAGCAGTTCCTGCAACAGTTCAGGCTCCTTATCCGCCTGAACAGCAAAGAGTTACTGCTTGGGATTTGGAAACTTGCTATATTTTTGATCCAATAATTTTCAATTCAATAAATAAAAATGTCCAGACAATCATGGCAGCGGGATATAAAATTTCCTGCAAGGACAAAAAAGTTGAGGACTGGTTTAATAATTTTTTAGATAACGTTGGAAAAGTTGGGAATGACATTACTTTTAATGAACTTCTTGAAGTAACCTATCAAAATCTTATGATTTATGGAAGGCATTATTTTGAAACTGTTCTAAATCCTTATATGACTGAAGTTCTTGATTTAGTAAGTCTTGATCCTAAGTTAATGGATTATGCCCGGGATTCAATGAGGAGGATATGCGTAGATAAATATGGAAAGCCGCTTGGATATACCCAAAATCTTCCTTATGGATTGGATATTACGGACAAAGGAGATCCTGTTCCCGAAGGTTCTGGAATAGTCTTAATTAACAGGCAGATATTTGTTCTTCCTGAAAGAATTGCTTATTTTAAACTTTATACTTATGGAAACAGATTTGACGGGCTTGGTTTAATTGAGCCAGCATTTAAGTCCATTGTCCGAAAGCAAAATATTGAAGAAGCGCAGGCGAATTCTATTTATGCAAGAGGAACTTATCCAATAGTTGATTATGTTGGAAATGAAAATCATTTCCCTACGCCTAATATGATTAAGTCTGCTTCTGAAAAACTTTCTGAAATGGCCCATAATAGATATTTTGCTTTGCCTTATTGGCATAAATTAGAACCAATCGAAGTTAAGCAGTCTGAAGTTGTAGATAATACTATGAAATGGCTAAGAGAAAGCGCAAGTGCGAGCCTTGGATTGCCTATGGCTTTTGCTACAGGAAGCGGCGAAGCTACAAATAGGGCTACACTTGGAACACTCCAAAAGTTTATGGAATTCAGCTTAAAAGATATAGTTGGCAGGGTATGCGCCCAATTTAAACAGCATATTTTCAAAAGAATATGCGCTTATAATAATTTTAAAGAAATTCCAGATTTAGTTTGGGGAGATATAGGAGCGGAAAGCATAGATGATAAAGCAATCCGCCTTCAAAATTATGTAAAAGTTGGCTCTCTTAATCCAAAGATTGTTGAAAAGTTTGCCTTAGAATCAGAAAAATTAAATTTAACAATTAATCAAAAAATAAAGGACAATTATGAATCGGATATTATAAGGGATGGAGACAGATTTGATAAAAAAATAGCAGATGAACCTTATAAAGTTGCTGGAACGCAAAATCCGAGCCATGATATTAAAAGAAAACAACAAAAAAATCCTGAAAGTTCTAATGTGGGATAAGTATATATTTTAGCAAATATTTAAATAGTTTATTTATTTATACCTTTTATGGAGCAAAAATCTTCTGAAATGATTCTAAAGCCCGTTGTTCTTAAAGATATTCTAATCTTAGCGCCCGGGCGCTGGAATAACGTTGATTATACTGAACTTGAGATTATGAAAGCATTCAATAATACGGATTGGAATGATAGAAAATTTACTTCTCTTTATTTAGACCATCAAGATACAAAAGAAAGAGGCGTAGGGAATTGGGTAGGCTATGTCAAAAATAGAAGATTAGAAAATTCATCACTTTATGGAGATTTAGAAATTTGGAATCCTATGATCGGAGCTTTTCTTTCTCAGGCAAAAGCTAAATTTGGAATAAGCGCTACGCTTGCTGGAAGAGAAAATAAAAGAGAAGGAAAAATGGAAGACTTTCATTTTGAGAGTTTTAGCATTGTAACTGACCCCGCTTGCAAACCTGCTATGATTAACCTTTCTAATGTTAATATGGTTCAAAATTCTGATGTTAAGATTGTAACTATGGAAAATGAAGTTAAAGAAAATTTAGTTGAATTAGAAACAGAAGAATTAATTCTTGCTGGAAGAAAAAATGCCAAGACTAGTGAGGAAATTGCCAAAGGATCTAAAGTAGAAAAAGAGCATAAAGACACTTATGATGAATTATGCAGTTATTTCAAGGAAAATGAAGGAAAACTCCCCAGTTTTGAAGAATTTACTAAAATGATAGCGAAAGACCATGTTGCAGAAGACAAACAATATTATGAAAAATTAGATGAAGCTAATTTGCAAAATGAAGGTTCTGCACACACCGCACACACACTCGAACCCATAAAATATGAAAAATTAGATGCCAAATTTGAAAGGCAAGTTTCTCATATAAAAGATAGTCTTAAAAAAGCGCATCCAGATTGGGACGAGAAAAAAATAGAGAGTATTGCTTATGCTACTGCAAATAAAATGAAATCCGAAAATCAAGAGTTAGAAGACAAAGAATTAGAAGAATTGGCAAAAGTTACTGCTTTTGAAGAAATAAGAAAAGAGAAAGGAATGTCTCCTTCAGAATTTTATGCTGTTCCAAGAGATCCTCCAAGTTCCAGTTCATTGCCCATATTTGATGCTGCGCATGTAAGAAATGCGATAGCAAGATTTAATCAAACACACCTATCCCCTTCTGAAAAAACTCACGCGTGGAGTGCTATCGTTCGGGCCGCAAAACGGTTCGAGATTGAAGTATCCTCAAAAGAAAATTCAGAAATTCAAGATTTGAAAGGAGGTATAAACATGCCTGAAATAATGGAAAATGAAAGCAAAGTAGTTTTAGAAGACGAAAAAGCTAAAGAAAAAGAAGTTGAAAAGGAAACCGAAAAAAAGGAAGATGAAAAAAAGGAAGATAAGAAAGAACCTGAAAAGGAAGAGTCTAAAAAGGAAGAAAAGAAAGAAGACGAGAAAAAAGCTTTATCGGACAAAGAAACTATTTTAAATAAAGTCAAAGAGATGAGTGCTGAGGAATTAGTAGCTTATACTAATTTCATAAAGACATATCTTAGTGAGCATAAAGACGCTTCTGCAAAGGAAGTAACTCTTGCATTTGAAAATTCTAAAGTTGATAAGGAATTATCTGCTTCAGAACTTCTTGCCTCTATTGATTCCAGAATTGCATCCTTACGAGAATTAGATTCTTCTAAGAAAATGCAGGAAATGGAAGCAAAAATACAAGAATTATCTGCAAAGGTTAAGACTCCTGACAGAAAAACTTTATCAGTAGCTTTTGATAGTTCAACAGACTCAAATCTGGGAATGCTTAATTTTCTTCAACACAGGATAGATTAACAATGGAAATGCAAACAATAAAAGAATTAGCTACTGGAAGAACGCAGTATACTGATGTTCGAGGTTCAAGCGCAACTGTATATACTTTGGAACCTGCAATATGGCTTCAAAAGATATTAGATGCTGCTAAGCAGAGATTCTACTTTCTTAATTTCTGTTACATAACAGAATTACAGAAGGGTCAGAAAGAAGTCGTGATACCTTACAGGAAGTTATATCTTGGTTCGAGTGGAATAACCTATGCAACTGCTGCACCCGCTGATGGAACAGCTATCACTGCAACTGTTTTGGATAATTTGGAAGGCGTAACAATTACCCCTGCTATGCAGGCTTCAAGAGTTACAATTTCAAACTATGCAATACAAGTTAATGCGGTAGACTTAATCAGGGCTGCACAAGAAGAACTCGTTTATTCCATCGGAGACAAAGTAGACCAATATGTCGCTGTTACAATCGGAAACGCATTGGGCTCAAGCTCAACAGTTCCCGGCGCAACTTCTCTTTACGGAGGAAGTGCAACAAGTGATACTACTTTAGCTGCTGGAGATGTTATGACAACGGATCTGGTTGCTGATGCAAGAAAGGCACTTATGTCAAGATATAAGGAATACAGAGCTGCTAATACTGGCGCTGCCGGTGGAGCAACAGGAGCTGTAACTGGAACTATCTTAGGAAATCCTTGGGTAAGTTCGCCAGACGGGCCTTTTGTCTTATTTATCGGACCAGCACAAGAATTAGCTTTCTTGAAAGATTCGCAATTCGTTAATGCCGCTGAATATGGAAACAACAAAGTTATTATGAATGGTGAAATCGGGGAATACCTCGGTATCAAAATCATTTCTACTAATAATGTTGAACAAATAGCAAGCGGGGCTGAAGGGCCAGATGCTGCAACTGCAAATGTGAGCGTAAACATGACAAGATGTATCATGATGAAAGCACAGAAAGCTTGCGCATTTTGTTGGGGAAAACAACCATCTTTGAAATTCTGGGACAATGTTCCACAAGTTTCTCAAGATGTCGTTTTAGAATCAGCTTATGCTGCTTCTATAGTTTACCCAGACTCGATTTGCTTTATAGACGTAGCTGACGCTTAAAACTAAAAACTATTTGATTTATTTTTTTTATTTTTTTGATTTGAAAAGATTTCTTAGGAAATCTTAAAGTTCGGAAACGAAGTCCCGAAAGGGAGTTTAAGATGAAAGGAGGTATAAATGGCAAATAATAAATTTGGAATCAACAGCGGAGTTGTTCATGCAAGAAGAATAACACCTACAATAGTAGCTTTAACAGAAAGTGCTACAATGGATTTGAATGTAAGCAAAGGAGAAGTATTTACATTAGTTCCCGCACATACAGCAAATATAAATGCTTCTGGGATTACCCCTAATGTTGGGCAGAGAGTTACTTTGATAGTCACAACAAGCGGAACGAATTCCTATGTTTTAACTTTTAATACCAATTTTGTTTCTACAGGAACATTAACTACCGGAGCGACTTCTGGAAAAATCTTTGTAGTTGATTTTGTTTCTAATGGAACAAAATTGATCGAAGTTAGTAGAACAACCGCTATGTAATATCAATTTTGGTTATTCATTAATTACATACAAATATTTATATAGTTGTAACCCTATTAAATTTTAAGATTTCTTAGGAAATCTTGATGTTCGCTTCGGCGAGGCTCCCCTTTGGGTTGAGATTAAGATTAACAATTTTTGAAAGGAGGTATAAAAAAATAATGGGAAATAGAAAATTCGGATGGCATAGTGGGGTTCTTCATTGCAAAGATGCAAAAATTGAAGGAGACCTTTATGTTCAGGACGATATAGTATTTAGTGATGTGAGCGCAGGAACTTTAGGAGTTACTGGCGGGATTGATTTAACACCTACTACAAGTGCTATCGGCATTGATCTGGGCGGAACTTTTTCTACTTCAGCAATCAATATTGATGGAACTTGCAGTAATAGGGCAATAAGAATTGGAACTAAAACTACAGGCTTAAAAATTTCTTCGGGTTTGGCAGTTGATGCAGAACCAGCAAATAACTATCTATTTGGGTTATTTAGCGTGGTTAGTGCTACAGAAGCAACTTCAACAGATGAACTTAGAAGTGCTTGGATTAGAACAAGAGTAAATAATGCTTGTCCAGTGGGTTCAAATGCTGGATGGGGATATGGGGTCTGCGGTGCAGAAATACAACTCAAAATCTATGGTGCAGATATGTATTCATGGCAGAATTCAGGAGTCTGGGCTCAATTAGAAACACAAGGAGCAACTACAAATTTTAAGAATGGATCTTATTCACAGGCAGTTTTAGCTAATGTAGGTTTGACAGCAACAACAGTAATTGATTCAGGAGCAACAGTATCAGGAGTCAGAATTCATTCAGGATCAGCAGTAACTAATGTTACAGTAAATGGGATGTTTGCGGGTTTAATTGTCAGTAAAGATAATGCAGCAAGCAGATCATTTAATCCGGGCATTTACATACAAAAAGGTTCTTGTGATACTTGCATACAATTAGGAACTTATGCAGCAGAAGCTTATGGAAGTGGAATAGACGCAACGAGTTGGACTCATTATGGCGGAGAAGCAAATCCTGCATCAGCAATTAAAATCTTTGCAGATACAGGAAACACAGATATATATGGTGATAATGCAACATTATGGGTAAGAAATTTACTTGATAATGACCAAGGAGTTTCTGGAACATGGAGCGCAGGAAGATTCCATCAGCATCTTTCAGATGGTGTGGATATAAATGCGGGGTTCTGGAATTGTGTTAGAGGCTATATAGAAGCAGATGGGCCTACAGCAATGAATATTGCAAATGCAACTACACATTTAATTGGTGTTGAAGGGTATATTGGATTAGGAATGCAATGCACGATAGGTGCAGCAGGAAGACTTGCTTGTTTAAAAGCCATGATAGCTAACGAAGGTTCTGCATCATTTGCAGGAGCAGGAATAGCTTGTGGTTTATTGATAGGAACAAGCGGAGTTACAATGCCCGTAGGTATTTACTTTGATAGCATAGGAGCATATGCTACAGGAATTAAGATGGCTGGAACAGTCGCTACAGGTGTAGACTTTTCAGGAACATTTACTACGGCAGCTATTAGCTTAGATAATGCAACTTTAGGCGCAGGAGTTCATGACATAGAATTAAGAAATACAGTAACAGGCGATAAAACAGTTATATGTGCTGGACCTGCAGCAAGTGATGGAGATATAGTAACAGCAGTTGGGGCTGATGCAGATATAGCCGATGGTTCGTTATATCTAAGTTGTGTAGATGGTGCAGGAACATTATACATTAAAAAGAATGATGTCTGGACTGCTTTCACAAATCCTTAAATAAAAATTTTTTTATTTTTATTTTTTATTTTTTAATTTGAAAGTTGAAAAGTTTTAAATAGTTGGAAAAACTATTTAATTAAAGAATAGATAGGAGGAACAGAAATGAGAAGAATAAAACTAAACAAATGGAAAGCAAAAGACAGGGAAGGAAATGACCAAGACGAAGACCTCTTAATGGCATTAAATGTGCTATTAGGAAACAAAAAGCCTGAAGATATACCTCGAGGGCTCGACAAGTTTAGGCTTTTTCACAGGCTTGCAAAAGCTTTTGATAAAGCAGATGAATCTCGAGAATTGGTATTGGAAGAGGCTGATTACTCTTTCTTGAAAGAAATGGTTGAGAAAGATGTGCCAAGTGTTTGGGGAATGAACGAAAACCTTTCTGAGGCTCTTGAAGATTTCCTCAATGCAAAACAAGAAGAATTATAAGGGAGGTTAAAATGAATGAACGAGATAAACAGAATTTTTTTAGAGTTGGAACTCCGCACACCGTAAGCATAGGAGGCAAAAAATTGGCTCTTGCTAATTTTCCTCAAGCAACCAGAAACAAATTAATGAAGAGATTGGCTGAAAAAGATGTAGTGTTGGCTAAAGGCCAGTTAGGAATACTTCCGGGACTCTTAATAAATGGAAAGCAGGTTACTAAGGATAATATCCATGAATTTGAGAAAAAAGAAGTAGAAGAAAAGACCGAAAAAGTAGAAAAAGTAGAAAAGAAAAAAGCAAAAAAAGAAAAAGAAAACATTTAAATAATAGTTTAACTTTAAAGGAATATGGCAGTATCTAAAACGACAAGCACTAATGGTAAATGGTTTACTTATGCTGGAACTTATGCTGAAGTTGTTGATGCCCTTGATGCAGAAGGAATACCAGAACATAAAGTAAAAGGGATTGCATTTGTTTCTGCTGGAAATTGTGTGGTTATAGTCCATAAACATTAGTTGAATTCTATTAAAAACATTTAAATACTTTATACCTCTATTATTTTATGGCAGGCATTCAGATAATTGCAAGAGACAAAAATGGAAAGATAAAGCAAGATTACGAACTTTCAAGAACTGCTTCTAAAAAGATTATCAAAATCAATGAATTAAAAGACAAACAAAAAAATGAATGACGGACAAATAAAAGAAATTTTAGAAGATCCAAAAAAATTATTAAATCTTCTAAGATTATTTCACCAATTAATTCATTTATATGACGAAAAAGAGTTGAGAAAAGAAATGGAAAAAGAGAAAGAAAAGCAGGGAACAAATGCTGTTGCTGGTTTGGGCGATACATTGTCAATAATTTTAAAAGACGAAAAGGGAAATATAAAACAGAATATTAATCAATAAATTTGCAAAGGAGGTAAAAAAATGAAAAAAGAAGAACAAGTCGGCATGAAAGGTTGGATTAAAATAGACCATTTTGATAAACATGGGGTTTTAATCGAATCTGTTGAAACACCTAATACTGTAACAAATGTTGGATTTACAGAAGTCGCTGGTTTATTCTGTTCTGATGTAGCTGGCTCTTATACAGCCTTTGATTACATTGGAGTTGGAACAGGAACAACCGCTGCAACTTATACAGATACGATATTAGAAACAGAAATTACTGATTCAGGATTGTTAAGGGCTGCTTCGACAGGAACATTAGTTACCGAAGGCGGAATAACAGATAATACTGCGCAATTCGTCCATCAATTCAGCGTTACTGATACACAAGCTGTAACAGAATCCGCTGTATTTAATAACAGCACAGCAGGAACTATGTTATGCAGGCAAACTTTCTCAGCGATTAATGTTGCCGATGGAGACACACTTCAAATTACATGGAAAGTAACTGTTAGTAGACCTTAGTAATAAATCACTTGGAACAAAACATAGCAAATTAAAGCAAATGGAAAGCAATACAAGTAAAATAACCAAGTTAGGAATATGTTTACCACTTTATGGAGCTATTGCTCCAAATTTTTTTATTAATTTTTTAAACCGATTGCATGAACTTCACGTAAATAATAGGAATTATTCTGTTGGGGTTTATATGAAAATTTCTACAGTAATAGACAGGGCAAGAAATGAATTGGTCAGAGATGCTCTTAAAGATGGGTGTGATGGTATCTTATTTATTGATTCGGATATACTTATGCCTAAAGGGGCAATTGATAAATTAATTGATATGGATACGGATATAGCAAGTGGATTATATTTTGCAAAATCTAAGCCTTATTTGCCGGTAGCCAGAGTCATAAAAAATACTAAACATTTTTACTTAGAAGATTTTGAATACAATCAAATAATAGATGTAGCGGGTGTTGGAATGGGCTTATGCCTAATTAGATCTAATGTTTTCAAAAAACTCCAATATCCTTATTTTAAGTTTGAATGGAAAAATGATGAAATGGGAATTTACCAGTTAGCTGAAGATTTATATTTCAGCGATAAAGCAAGAGAAGCAGGATTTTCTATAAAATTGAATACTGGGATTTTGCTTGAACATGAAGGCGTTCCCGTAAATGCCTCTCATTTTAATCTCTATAAAGAGCAATTAGCTTTAGACAAGGAAAACAGAGAAGAATTAATGAAAGATCTTGCTGATTTTGAAGAGGTAGAAGAAGTTGAGATAAGAAGAAGATTTGAGCAAAGGCAGGCATTAAGAAATGAGGAATTTGCCAAAATGGTTCCAGACAAAACTGATGAAAAAGCACTAGATAATTATTATAAAAATAACAACTATGAAATCTATGATCATTTTTTCTGGCATTTAGAAGGAAGAAGAAGTTTTGATAAAAAGATAGTTGAAGATATAAAGAATCTTAATCCTGAGAAATCCACTGAAATAATTGATTATGGTTGTGGTGGTGGACAACTTGCCTTCATGCTGGCCCAAGAAGGATACCAAGTTACGATTGTAGAAAAGAATAAAAAGGAGATTGATTTTATCTCTTATAGGTTCAAAAAACATAATCTTAAAGTAAAGATAGTTCCATTGCCTATACATGAGCAATTTAAGAACAAATATGACATAGTTTTATGTTTTGATGTTTTAGAACATATTCCAGATAAGGAATTTGAATCTACAATAGATAAATTAAAATCCTTAAAGAAACCCGATGGAAAAGTCTTTGCGACTGTATCTTTCGGAGCAGAAGAAGCCCACCCATCCCATTTTGAGATGACAGAAGAGAAGAAAAAATTGATTATGGATTTGTTAAATTAGTAATGGCAAAGGCAACTAAGTATTATATTGGTGGCATAATAGGGATTGTTTTAGCAACTTTGCTTTTATCTGGCGGACTTATTAAGATTTCTAAAGCACAATTATTAGATGAAAACCGAAGAATAGTCAATAAAGACGTTTTTAAGACCGTTTCTGTAAAAGATGGCAATTATTTAACTATGCCCAACAATTATTCTCTGCGAATCACATTTGAAAGGCAGTTGGACAATGGAAATGATATCTTGATTTATGCTAAAGGAAATGGGAATATAGAGGTTTATGAAAAGGGATTAAAGACAAAAATTGCTGATTTTGGAGATATAAATACAGAAGGATATTATAGGACTTTTCTTACTTATTTAAAGAAAAATCAGACAGTCTTTGATCTAAGGGCTATAGGAAATATCGAAATTGACTATGTAACAGATCCCGAAATGCTAACTCATACAACAATTAATCCTTTTAATTATAATTATAACTTGAATAACTTTAATGTGAAGCTCGAGAATGGATTAAACATTTCTTATAAAGATGAATACTTTGTAACCTTTATTCCTTACTTTGTTATGAATAACTCGCAGGTTTATCAATGGGAAGATATACCAAGTTCGATAGAAAAAGATTTGTGGAGAGTTCAGACAGATGATAATAAATTTAAGTGGGGTGTAAACTTTAATAATGTTTCTTCAACTATAAAAGATAATTTAAGATATATTGTTTTGCATAGAAGTGATAGTTATGGATTAACTCTTGATGATATTCAGCTTTCAGGAAACACAATTATTATAAAGAATAAGATATATATTTCTCACAATGACATTCTCAATTCATACACAATTCCAATTATAAATAATACTGATGTAGTTATTGGTGGATTAGCAGATAATTGGATTGACAATGGAGATAATACTTTCAATATTTCGTTTGACCCTCAAATTGTTATAGCAGAAGATGCAGTTTCAACAGATAATTTATTAGTTAATGTAACAGCAGAAGCTAATTTTACTCATTTAACTATTGCAAGTGGAGATGATTTATATGATAATTTAGTTGGTTACTGGAGTTTTGATGGAGATGCACAAGATACTTTACTAACAAAAGCTTATGATTTTTCACAGTATAATAATGATGGAACTTATGCAGGAGCAGCAAATTCTTCAGCTAATAATGGATGTTTATCTGGATATGGAAGCTGTGCTGGCTTTGATGGTGATGGAGATTATGTGACAATTGGGACAGGAAGCACATATTCGGATATATGCATTACGGGGTGTACATTTAGTGCATGGGCGAGAACAAACTCTGCCACTAGTGGAGTAATCTTAGGCAGATGGGATTCATTCTCATCTGATAGATTCTTTCAATTAAGAATGATGGCTGATGGAGATTCTGACTTCTATTTTGATTATGGTGGAGGAAGTGATACAGGAGATATATGCGGCTTTAGTTACTCGGCAGGAGATTTTTCTCTTAATACTTGGTATCATTATATAGGAGTTTATCATAATATTACTGGAACAGGAAATGTTACATTATACAGAAATGGCGTGGTTTTGCAGTCAGTTGCATGCAGTTGGGCAGGAATAAATGTTACAGCATGGGCAGATAGCGAGAACACTTATATTGGAAATTATGATGAAACCAATTTAGATAGTCCTTTCAACGGCACCATCGACGATGTCATGATTTTCAATATGTCTTTAACAGTTGCACAAATTTTAGATATTTATAACAATCAGTCAGCAAGGTTTGCTTCTTCAGGAACTCAGGAATTATTCAATGACAGCTATATGAATATAACCTCTGGAGTAAATAGAGTTAATGTAACTTCTACATTCCAGAGTAATCTAGGAAGCAGTATAAATTTAAGCATAGGCTACTATGATACTGGCTGGCATATAACAGAGCCACAAACTTTAACTACGGGAACAGAGCATATTTTTAATATAACAGACACTTCAACTAATTTAACTTTGAATTATACATTCTTAGCGGGTAATGATACAGCCCCATTTTATACCCCCATTTTAAACGGAAGCATAATTTTTGATACTTGGAATGAAGCAGAAGGAGCAGTTGATGAAGAATATCCTCAATTTTCAACTTATCAGGATAATAATGATACTTTAACAGATACAGGCACAGGAGAGTTTAATGTTACTGTAACTTCTACAAATGGAACTGTTCTGCTAGAAATAAATGGAGAGAATATAACAGCTACAAATGATACAAATCTAGGAGATATTTATAATGCTACCTATGACTTTACAACAGCAGAAATTTATGATTATTTGTGGCATAGTTGGGGCAATGGAACTTCAGCTAATTATAATTATTCAGAGACGCAAAGTTATACGGTTAATGGACATGAAACTAATATCCCAAATGTAACTATAATCTCACCAAGTGCGGTTTCTTATGCTGTAAGTATAATTGATTTTAACATAACTGCAATAGATGAATTAATATCTGACTGCTGGTATACTCTTGATTCAGGAATTAATAATGTAACTTTAAGCAATGATACTGCTTCAAACTTTTATTATGAAAATGTGAGTATAGGCGATGGAACTTATACAACTTTATTTTATTGTAATGATAGTGTAGGAAATTTAAACAACACTGAAAGTGTGATTTTTACAGTTGATACAACTTTTCCTTTAGTGTCTATTGACTATCCAATAAACAATACTATCTATCCTTACAACACTTTTGACTTAAATTATACTTTCACAGAAACAAATCCTGAAAGCTGTTGGTATAGTAATGAAACAGATAATTCTTCTGTTGTGTCTTGTGGAACTAACTGGACAGGAATAGTAGCTAGTGAAGGGGGAAATAACTTTACTGTTTATATGAATGATACGGCAGGTAATATGAACTTTAGTGATACTATCGAACTTGAAGTTGATACTTTGCCTCCAACTGTTGTTTTAATTGAAAGGACTCCAGCAAAGATAAACGATAGCTCAACAGGAGTATTCAATATTATTCTTAATGTGACCGACCCTTCAGGCATTAATATTACCATGACAGGAGACCATTACTGGACTTTTGTTACAAGAACTCTTGAAGAAAATATAGTTCCCGGATTGCCTAATTACTGGTCTGTGAGATATCCTAACAACAGCATATCAGTTATAGACCCAGTTGGTATACTCCCCAAGTATCAGGTATTAAGAGGGCAGGGAAGAAACTTAGGAATGTGGTATGAAAACATTTCAGGTAATGAAAGTGTCGCCGGAATTTTAGGTGCTGATTTCACTGAGAGCATCCATAATGATACTTTCAGCTATGCAATAGATGATGGCGGGGATTACGGAGATTTGATTATTACTACAGAACCAGCAGACCCAGAGAGGAATACTTCGGCTATTATTAATGTTACAGGCTTAATTGAAGTTGCAGCATTCAGGCAGATATTTTATCTTGATAAATACAGCATGGGAATGCAGGATAAATACAATCAATCAATAAAAGAATGGAATCCTGTATTAACTAAATTCTTTGACTTTGAAGCAACTCTTGGCTCTCAAAATTATACCATGAATGTGTTTAGAAATTTGGGCTATGGAGCAAGTGTCCCCGGGCAAGACTTAATTATTTACTACTGCAATTATTCTTATGACCCAACTATCTCTGATGTGAATAACCGCCCTCAAAATTCTCCTGACTGTGTTTTAATAGATGACCTTGCTCCAACAGAAATAACTGAATACTATACTTACCTTAATTCAACTTATACTAAAAATACTTATTCAGTAACCAATGGGCAAATTTCAGGAATAGTTGCTACGCCTGAATATTATTTTGCGTATAGAACAGGAGCAACTAAAGAATACTATATACGATATGCAAATGGCACAACAATAACAGATGTTCCTTTTAATGATACAGGCGTTGCATGGACTTCTACTAATGGAGGAACAACTTGGACACAGGCTTACTGGACTCCTGATGTTTTTGTTACAACAACTAAAAATATTGGAGACGAATTTCAATTAGGATTATATGTGAAAGACCTAGTTGAAAATGTTTATGCAAACTTTAGCTTTCTTCAGGATGTTATAACAACAACCAACCATAAAATTTCAACTCCACAAATAGCAGAATATAACAGCTCTTCATTTTTATCTGATACAGACTTAAATGAAAGCCATTCAGGGATTATGAATATCTACATAGTTCCTGCAACAGACCCAGACAGCGTTGGAAATGTAACTCATAACTTATCTTTGTTCAATACAGACGGAACTTATAACTACACAATAAATGACCGCTTTGTTTCTGAAAATGACCTGCCTATTTGGATTGAATGGAACTCCAGCGAAGTTTCTGATGGTGAATATAAAATGAATATCTTTGCAATGTCAGGTGATGAAGAAACAGACACTAAAAATACGACCACAGACAACAACTTTACAATTAATTCATCTCTCATAACCCCAGTTATAGACTATATGACTATTTTGCCAAATAATTTCATAAGATTTTTAAATTGTTCTCCCGATTTTGAAAATCCTGTATCAATTCCAGAGGGGCAGGATGCTTCAAATAACTCCATAAATGCCACAAATTCAGTAGGATTAGCTGATATTCAAATAAGAATAAATCAAACTGCTGCGAGTGGATGGACATTATTTGCTTCTAATCAGTCTGATTTATCTCAAAATCTGACTCTTAGCACTTCTTGGCAGACAGTTTATAGTTCTGTGGGCGATGGAATTTATAGGCAGATCTGGCTTTTTAGCAACTGCAGCTTTATTTCCAGCAATCCACAAACAAGCATAGAATTGCAGGCGGTATAATGGCAAATACTCCTTTGAATATTGGTGTTCAATTTATTAAAGATTTTTCAGAAGAGATTAGATTGAATTCTATTTACAGCAAAATCTGGAATTCTATAAAAGGATATGTGGAGATTATCAATTTGAATGATTTAAAAGAATTTAATATCTCTACTATAAAATCGGATACTCTGAATCTCACAGATTTGGTTAGCCAAATTAAAGTTTTATTGAGAACTTATACCGATACTTTTAATCTGAACGATTCAATCAGCAGACAATCCCAAAAATTATTATTAAATAATCTTGCTTTGTCCGATTTGAAGAAATTTGATATTTCTACTATAAAGTCCGATATTCTTAATCTTTTGGATGTATGCAATAAAGAAGAAAGTGTTAATTATTTAGAAACTTTAAATTTATCTGATAATAAGAATTTTTTAATCAATAAATCATTAATTGATGCTTTAGAACTTTCTGATGGAGATATTGTTGATATAATAACCAGAATATTATTAGAAACTCTAAACTTATCTTCCGATAAAACTCAAGATTTATCAAGACTTTTAAGCGATACTTTAACTCTTGAGGATTCAATAAGTAATCTTAAAGTCCTTTTAGAGTCCCTATCAGACACTCTTAATGTTAAGGATTACACTCTAAAATCCACTAATAAATTAGCCCTAAATTCGCTTTTATTGAATGATACTTATGAAAGGATTTGGAATTTGACGAAGACTTATTCTGATACTTTGAATTTGGGAGATGTTATTTCGGCATCTCTTGCCGCTGCTATTTTAAAGGATCTTTCTGAAACTTTGGAATTAACTGCTAATTATTCGCAATATTCCATAAAATTGCTTTTAGATACTATTAATCTTAAAGATAAATATTCTTTTAGTTCAATAAAGTCTTTATCGGATAATCTTAATTTATCAGATAATTACAGCAGAATATGGACTTTATCAAGAATAATCAGCAATGAATTATACCTCTCCGATTTAATAAATAAGTCTGCTGAAAGAGAACTGAAAGATACCTTGCTTCTTGAATCAATTAAAGAACTACTCCGAGGCAAATTATTACAAGATAACCTATTGCTTGAAGATAGTAAATTAATGGATATTTTTAAGATTTGTTTAGATAATTTAAAATTGACAGATGAATTAATACCTTATTATATCTCCTATCTTATTACTGCGACATTTACAGAAACATTAAATCTCTCTGATGAAATTAATAAATTTTTAGCCAAAATCTTCAAAGATACTCTAAATTTAAACGAGAATGCCCAGATGGCAATATCTCCTGATTTGATATTATCCATAGAACAGATCTTACCAGACATGTTATTTGCTGAGAAAGTCTTGCCAGCAGTTTTAGAAATAAATTAACAAAAATTTAAATAGTTCAAAACATTTAAAAATAGGAGGAAAGTAAAATTGCAGTTACATTAAAGTGGAATATTCCTGTAAATGATTGTAGTTATGACTATACGTATATCTATAGAAGCAATACTCAAACAGGAACTTATACCAATATAGCAAATCAGGCCATAGAAGATAATTCTTATTGCGATCCAAATGGCGGAATAAATCATTGGTATAAAATCCGCTTTTATAATTCAGTTACTTTTGTGTGGAGCGATTATTCTACTCCTATGCAGGGTGGGACTTATTTAGGCTATTCTTCTGTAACAGAGGTCAGAGAAATAAGCAATTTAACTGTTGATGATATTTCTGATTCAGATTTATATAAACTTGTTCAAAAAGCTACTGCTTACCTGAATGCGGAGATTAACGCAAGAATAATCAGGGAGAGAATTCTTGCTATTGATGAAACAAGAACAAACAAAATAGACGGAACTAATGCCACTTTTTATGTCAGGCAATGGAATCAGCATATTGGAGATATGGATAATGATGGAAAAGTTACGACAAGTGATATAACTGTTTATCAGGTAGATTCTGCCAATGTTGAGACTCAATTAACTGTTTCTTCAATTAGCCCAGATGAAGGAAAGTTTATTTTGGCAACTGCGCCGTCTGGTGGAGTCAGATTATATGTAACCTATGAATGGTGCTATGTTTCTGAATATACACCTCACCCTTTAGTCAAATTAGCTTGTGAATATCTTACTACTGCTTTTGCTTTTGAAAAGGTTGAAAGAGGATTATCTCCAGAACAGGTTTATGGAAACGTAAGAATTTACAGAGATATGACTGCTGGAAGTGAGAATCATAAAAGATATAGAGAAGTTGTTTTGCAGATAAATTCACAAATGATAGAATATAATCAAGCTCCGCTTTATGCAGATAAAGGCTTTGGATTAGTTGTTGGAGGAGGGTATTCAAACACTTCTGGTGGCGGAACAGGTGTCTATAAAGTATAATGGGACAAAAGCACAGATTAAATGGGCGTTTCATTCAAAGACAAGTTCAGGCGTTAGGAAATACCTGCACAATCGTTGAAGTAGACAGAGTTTTTCCACAGGAAGCTTATAGAGATGTGGTTGAAACTTACAAAAATCATACAGGAATTTATTGTTTTGTTAATATCTTGACTGAACAGGACATTTCTGTCCAAGAAGGTGAAGCGCGCGCAGGAGATTTAATCTTTAATTTTGATTATTCTGCTGAACCTTATCTAAAACAAATGAACAGAATAATTTTTGATGGAAAAACTTACCAGATTTCAGATGTCAGAAAATTTGATGCTATTGGCAATACAACTTATATGATTGCTTGTTTTACCAAAAAATATTCAGATGGAACTGCTTGGAATAGTTCTTTGGCTGAAGGAGTTAAAATTAGCAGTGCAGTAACAGAAATTAAAGCATAAAACTTATATACTTGTATTTCTATATAATTGTAAGTCCTAAAATCTATCAAGGTTTTACGGACTCATATTCCAGTTTCGGTGCGTAATCCGAAGCGTATCCCGGCGGGAGGAAGAGGACAAATGGCGAATGCAGTATCAAAGGCAACTATAACACACGATTTATATTCTAATTTCTATGATTTAGTCGCGGCTATTTCAGCAGGCCCGGGCGCAGGCAATATCTTTGCAGAGAGAATATTTCCTTCTATGCCTGATGTTGATTTAAGTATGGTTAATTCTTATCCAATTATTATTCTTGAAAGCCCAGAAACTGACTTGAAAATCTTCTCGCTTGGCAAAAATTTAACAAATGGAACAATCAAATTTAACATATTTACCACTTCTGCCAAGACAAGAGACCAGATTATAGACAAGATAGTTTATGCTATTGAGACAAATAAAGGAGTATTAGCCACTAAAAATATCCGCCAAGTTGAGATTAATAACATAACAATGGATCAAGTTGCAAGAGGGAAGATTAAAGTAAATTTCTGCACTATTCCAATCACATTTAAATATTGGAGCGATAAAACAAACGCATTTTAAAATGGAAATAACTATACAAATGTTCGGATTAGAAAAAGTTCATAATATGCTTTTAGAACTTCCAAAACATACAGAAACAGAAATAGACAAAGCAGAAGGAGAATTTATGGCTTTTGTTCAGAAATCTGCCAAATTACGCGCTCCGAGATTAACTGGAGCCCTTGCCCAAAGTATAGAAAAATGGCAAGAGAAAAAAGGAACTTGGAAATTGATTGTTGGTTCGCCTTATGGATGGTTTCAAGAACATGGATTTAGGGCACATACAATAAAATCATGGTGGTCTACTCGAGCAGGAGAAGGCGGTGGCCCTTTTATATCTGATATTTATGGAGAATTCGGAGAAGGAATCGCAAAAATAAATACGCCATTTATAACACCCGCTTTCGAATCTGGACTGAATCATTTGCCACAAATTTTACAAAATGCTATGGAAAAGGCGATAAAGGAGAGTTCAAAATGAAGCAAAAATATATACTTACGAATATAGATAAAACAGTCCAAAAAGTTATGGATGATAATGGGCAACTTCATTGGCTTTCTACTGGTGAATCGCTTGTCTTGACAAATCCTCCAGCAGAATCTTATATTTTTCATATAGAAGAATTGCTTCCAGAAGAAATATCTAAAAAACAACTTTTAGACATTATTGAAACTTATGTAGCAAATAGAAAGGTTTTGACTAATAAAGAATGGAAAGAACTTGGAAAATATGGCTTTGATAAAGAAGCAAGAGAACTTTATAATTTACTTGAAACTTATACAACTAACAAGAAAGTTTTAAGCAAAGCAGAATTTGAAAAGTTGAAAGGCGGAATAGAATTAAATAATGGAGGTTAAACAATGGGAGATCTTTGGAGCGAAACAGCATTAATAGCAATTTCTGCACAAGGCGGAACTGATGTAAAATTTGCATGCATGACTGAAACAGTTGATATAGACATAGGCGATAAGGATTTTGATGTTATTACCGGGCTTTGCGGCTCGAGAATGATTAAATTCACGCCTGAAGACGTAACAACTGTTACTTTAGAAGCATATCCTTTACAGGCCGGAACAGCAGGATTTACAACTGCTACAACTGCAACAGGATTCTTTGATTTGATGCATTCAATAGATACAGCACAGCCATTAGTAATAGCAGCAGACAGAGTTAGAAACCCTTATAGAATTGCAATAATGTGGACAGATAAGACTTCTGAAACTGATGCAACTGCTCAAATAGTTGCGCCAACCAATACAGCTATGAGATTTGTAGCTGCTGGTGGATATTTTACAAGCATAAAGCCAAGCTTTACAGATAAAATATTGAAGTTTACAGTTAATTATAAAGTTCCACCTTTCGATAGTGCTGGTTCAGCTAATATCAAACTAGAATCAGTCGCTGGTTCGGCTACTGCAACTTTAACTGCACTTGCGAGTTATACCAGCACAGTTAAATTTTAGTTGAAATTATTTGATTTATTTTTTATTTTTTTTAATGAAAAGAATAGAAGGAAAAGATGAAATGTAATGAAAATGGAATAGCAATGCCTAAAATTTTATTAGCTTGTCCTGTGTCAAATAGGCATTCTCATTTGCTTGATGAATGGATTGAATCCTTAAATAGCCTAAATTATCCTATTGATGTTTTGCTTGTGGATACCACTCCTGAAACAGAAGATTACTTTAAGAGACTTCAAACTATAAAGGTTCAAGATAAGCCAATTAATGTTATTCGCTTTCCTTGGGATTATTCGAATTACATTGTCCAGCACCTTGCTTATGCGCGGGAGAAGATACGAGAATTCTTTTTGGAAAAAGATTATAGTTTCTTAATGTCCATTGATGATGACGTTTTTTTGCCTAAATGGGGAATTGAAAGGCTTATTAGTTATAACAAAGACTGCGTAGGATTTTATGTTCATGTCTATTTAGAGCCAAGCCAAGTTCCATGTGTATTTAAGTCAGGAGAGATAATAATGGGAAAAGGACTGGAATTTTATTCTTTTGCAGAAATAGACGCTTATAAGGATTTTGTTGATAGAATGAAAAAAGATAAGCTTTCGGACACCGAAAAGCTTCTTATTCCATTTATAATAAAAGATAAATATTTCCCTCAGTTATTCAAGCCTTATTCAGTTAATCTTGGATGCTTGCTCATTAAAAGAAGCGTTTTAGAAGCTGTTCCTTTTAGGACTCATGAATCATTTATATTTGGAGAGGATCTTTGGTGGTTTAATGAAGCAAATGACAAAAGATTTGAATTTTGGTGCGATACTTATAGATGCGTTCATAAAAATACAGAATGGAATAGCGTAATGAGCAAAGGGCCAAAAGGAAAGCCTGACTTTTCTATTGCGATTGGGCCTAAATATGCTGAAGGAATTGACATAATTAAGCGGGAGAATGGATTTTGACAAGTTATGAAGAAATTAAGGATTTGAAGGAAAAAATAAGAAATAATTTAGGATTAGTTATAAGCAGAGTTCCTGAGAATACAAGAAAAGAATTTATAGAATTTGCAGAAGGAGAGTTCGCCGGGGACTACGGACTTTTGCTTCGAGAGTTATGGGAATGCTATAAACACTATCAGCAAATTATAAATACACAGGATACTAAGTTAGATTATATCATTAGTATAATTAAGAATATACAATTACAATCAAAAGAGGGACCAAAAGTTCCAAAAATGTTGGCTTGAAAGGAGGCAAAATTGAGTAAATTATCTAAGCTTATAGGGATAGGAGAAGAGGTAGATATAGCTGGAGAAAAATTAACAATATATCCCCTTACTATGAAAGTTCTTCCTTTAATAGAAAGACTTACCGAATTAGACAAAAGAAAAAATAATCTAACAGATGAAGAAAGAAAAGAAATTACAAAAATCAGCAAAGAATTGATTAAAGCTAGTTTTAGAGATGAATATTTTACAGATGAAGAAATGGAATCTATGGATTTGAGCATGTATTCGGAACTTTCTACAGCAGTAATTAACCAGATAAATAAAATGAAAAATGGAAAAGGACTCGCAAGAATTAGAGAGCTTAAAGAACAAGCTGTTCAGCAAACAGACAAATGAAGATGACCAAATCTTCTTATTTAGGCAAATAATGAAAGAAGTAGGCGGATATGAGCAAGTTATGAAACTTCCAATTATAACTTATAATCTCCTTGCTGAGAATATAATTGCTGAAAGAAAAGCGCAGATAAAGTCATATAAAATTCATTCAAAACATTAAAAATGGAACAAGATAACCGTATTAATATTATTATTGAAGCCCGAGAGAAATTATCGGCGTTAGGCAAAGCAACCGCTCTGCTTGAAAAATTACGGAAAGAAGGAAAAATTTCAAAATCAGTTTATGAGCAAGGATTAGCTTCGATAAATGAACAAATTGCTGCGACTGTTGAAATGGAAAGGACAGCAAGAAAAGAACTAACCCAAACTGCTAAAACTAAAGCAAAAACAGATAAAAAAGGGACTGCTGATTCTAAAAAGAATTTAAAAACTATTGCTGATGCTGTTTCTTCTTTTTCAGTAACTTTGCCTTTGTTATTTGGATTTCAGCAATTGTCTCAAGGAATTGGCAATTTACTTGATCCTGCGATGCAGTTACTTGGAGTCAATCAATTACAACAGCAGTTCTTAGCAATTAAATATTTGCCTACTGCTAAAAAACAATTAGATAAAGTCTTGGAAATGGGCGATGCAATCGATAACACTTCTGATGATCAAAGAGGAGCCGAAGGAGAGATGCTTTTGCTTGTTAAACAAATGTCAGATGTTATCTCTTATGCTTCACAAATGGCTATGTCTTTTGCAGCAATAGGAGAAGCATTTCCTCTGATTGGAAGAAGTGCAGGCGCGGCTTTGGGAGCTGCTACTGGATTAGCTGCAGCTTTTTTAACTTTAGGAAGCGATGAAGGACAAGTTATTAGTTATTTTGAGGGTATGGACGCCGCAGTAGCATTAACTGCTACTGATCTTGCTGGAAATATGATGAATGCACTCGATAAATTCAGACCACAAATAGTGGATACTAAAGAAGAAGTGGATCAATTAGTCCAACAATTAGATAAAGTTTCAGGGGATTATATTGCTAAAATTTCTGTGGATTTATATCTCAATAATCCTCAATTATGGGAATATCTCCAGCGCGAAGCAGAAAAAGCAGGAAAAGGGCAATATTTGCCTACTCCCGCGACAGTCGCAACCAAAGCAGCAGAAACAACCCCTATCGTAGCTCATGCTGCCACACCTCCTCTCAAAGAACTAAATAAAGAAATAGAATCAAAAGGTGGCAAAATAATTAAGCCTCAAACAATAACAAAAAGTGTAAAAGATTGGCTATTTAATTTAATTAAATGGAGTCCCACTCCAAATCCATTAATGTTTGCTTCAGGAGGAATAGTTCCGGGAAGTTCAAACCAAGCAGTTCCTATTATTGCGCATGGTGGAGAAACAATTCTTCCTGCTGGACAAGGTATAAATATCGTTTTTAATATAAATGCCACTATCTCTAATGATTATGATGTTAGAAAATTGGCGACAGAGTTAAATAAATATTGGACAAGCGATTTTGAGAGAATTTCAAAAGCAAGAGGAATGATTTAAAATGACATATATATTGCTTCAAAAAACGCTTCCAACAAGCAATTTATATACTGGAAGTGGAGTAACAATAATTCTTTTGTCTAATTTTGATAAGATGGTTATTACTTCTAAAAGCGAACCTATAAAAATTCAACTGCCAAAAACTAAGAAATCTCAAAATACAATTATTACTGACTTGCCAAATAATATGGTTATAGATTTAAAAAAGATAACCCAGACAATAACATTATCTGGCTGGCTTGAAGATGATGCTACTGAAACTGCTTGGAATAAATACTGGAAATTAATTGCTATGCAGACTCGTGGAGGCCCTTTAACTCAATTAACAATCGGCTCTGCTGCTCCGCAATATTTTCCGTCTGGTGCTTATTCTGGTTCTCCTAAATTTCCAACAAATACTCCGCAGGCATTTCTAACAAGCGTTACTGGAGAGATTATTTCAGATGATACCGGAGATATTACTGCTTCGCATTCTGCTAAACCAGCCAGAATTAGAGTGGATTTGGAAATTTATTTAGGATATGAAAGATAATGGCAATAACAAAGACAAAATTGAAAACGTTTGCAAAAACAACTGGAATAGTTGCAACGCCAATAGCTATTTTATTAGTCCTTTATCTTGTATCAACAAACCTTATTACGGTTACTTGGAATTCAGGAGATATGTCTTGTGCAGGAACGATAAATGATCCTTGTTTTGCAATCATTAATTTTACTGCTAATTCTGATATTTCTATAAGCAAAATTGATGATAAAGGATTTTTTTATACAGATAATCCAATAAAAAGCGCTAAATTGATTGATTTAAAGGCAAATAAAGAGATTAATTTTTCTAAAACAAATACACTAAAGAAAGGGCAAAGTTATTCTTGGATGATTGTAGCTTATAAAAATAATCCATTTGATAGAGTAAAATGGGGATTTAACGAAATAGATCCTTACTGGGATCCTGCAGGAAGTTTAAATACTGATTTATTTGCTTGGTGGAAAATGGATGAAACAACAGGAACAATTATGGAAGATGCGATAAATGGAACTCATAATGGAACTTATTTTAATAATACTTTGGGGCAGGCTGGGATAATAAATTATAGTGCATATTTTACTAAAGACCAGCAAACATTTGCCAATGTTTCAGATAATCCCGCTTTTAACACAAACACTTTTACTTATTCTTTATGGATTAATGTCACAAATAATGATACCGGCTATCAGAAGATAATTCAAAGATATGGAAGCGATGGGGATGGATATACTATTGAATATAATTTAATTGCTCCTGATGGAATAACTAACGGAATTAGTATTTCTGCTTATAAAAATTTTACATCAACTTCTAATTATTTCGTATTAGAATCTGACAATATAATAGATATGTATGTATGGAACCATATTGTTTTAAGATTATTTGATAATGGAACTATGGACTTTTGGATTAACGGCATTAAACAGGCAAATTCAAATAATTTCTCAAGCAACGACCCGATAATTTCTCTTAGCGAATTAATAATTGGAAGAAATATAGCAATAGTTAATAGCCACTATTTTGATGGAGATATAGATGAAATAGGATACTGGAATAGGAGCTTAACTGATTCTGAAATTGCCTATTTGTATAATGGTGGAAACGGAACAACTTATGGTGAAAGTTCCGGAGATATGATTTTTCCAGAAATTAGCATAGTTTATCCAGTTAATGCAACTTATTCCAGCGTAAACGAATTGAATTATACTTTTATTGAAGAAAATCCTGATAGTTGCTGGATACAAAATTCTTCTTTTGAATATGTTAATCAATCTGATGGATTTGCTTTTTCAAAATTTGGTGCAACTAATAATTTTGGTATCTGGGGCAATAATTCTAATTTTTGGTTTGCGGATACAGGAACAAACAGTATTTATTATACGGATTTAGAAGGAAATTTAATTTCGTCATTCGCTTCACATGAACCTGATCCTCTTGGAATTTGTGGGAATGATTCTGACCTTTGGATTGTAGACCAAACAGAACATGTTAATAATAATGTTTCTCATAGTTCAATAGACGGAACAGAAATTGATAGTTTTATTGTATCTCCAGCAAGTTATTCTCCAAGAGGAATGTATTGCAATGATTCAGACCTTTGGATAAATCATGTTCAACAATCTTTAATTTCTCATTATTCTATTAATGGAACATTCATAGATTCATTTAATACTACACAATATAACAGCGGAGAGCTTCAAGGACTTTCTGGAAATGGAACCGATTTTTTTATAGGGAGCAATAGTTCAAATGTTGTTATTCACACAGATTCTAATGGGAATGAAATAGACAAAATTGATTTAAGCAATCTTGGAATAAGTTATGCAAGAAATATGTGGTTTAATAATTCCGATTTCTGGATAACTGATACGACAGATTTATTTGTCTATCATATCGCAAAGGTTAATTTTAATACAGTCGTTTCAATGGGAGAGAATTTTACGGGATTAACAAGCAATCCCGGAGAGAATACATGGAATTTATACTGCAATGATACTTCTAACAATATCAATAGCACAAGCGTTACTTTTGATATTTTAAGTTACGATTTAACCCAATCCCCTGCAAATGATACTTCATATAATCTGCTAAATAATACTTTTGAATGCAATATTACTTTATATTCAACAGAAAATTTAACTAATGCAAGTGTTTATATCTATGAAGATGGAAATTTAATAAATACCGCTTCTGAAGAAGTTACAGGATTGTCCAATTCAAGCACTTTTAGTTTAGATATTTATTCTGGAAATCATTCTTGGTTCTGCTCTTTTTTAACAACTTCTTTTGAAATAAATGGAAGTTCTTATGATCTTTTTAATCCTGAAAACGTCTTTATTGGATATACTAATTCAAGCGCAAAGTTTATATTCAGAAACAACAAAATAAATGCCTCTGAGCCAGATGGGCAGACAGAAACACAGGGATTTTTCAATGTAACAAATTATAATGTCCAGAACATTACAGTCTATTCTTCTGTTAATTATACCGTTCCAGAAGTCTATTTTAGGGCAGGAAATGATTCAGATTACAACATTTCTATATATTTAGACACTACAAACCAAACGCTCATTAGCAACTTAACAGGGGAGGACTATAATTATATTTGGTTCTGGGCAGATTTCGTTAATTATAGCGGAAGCGGCTTTAGATATGCTCCAGAACTGACACTTGATTATATTAAATTATAAATGCCTTATTATCCAGAATTTCCGCAGGATTGGGACCAAACTCTTACAGAGCAAATTAATTTAGAGGATTCTAAAGAAACAACTAAATTATTTTATCAGGTGCTTATTGAAAGCATTAATCTTTCTGATAATCTTGAGCAGGATATTCTAAAAATTCTTACAGAACAAATTAATTTAAATGATATTAATGAACAAAATGTAGACTGGGTTAGGGCTTATACAGAGATTTTAAGAATTGATGATGGAGATGTTAAAGATGTAATTGAAAGAACACTGATTGAAAGTGTTCAACTTGATGATGCTATTTCAAAAATTAAAGGGCTTCAGAATTTTAAAACTTTGTCAGAAACTTTAGATTTAAATGATTCTTATGGGAAACCTAACCAGATTTTTGTTTATGTCTATGATACTGCGACTTCTACTTGGACAGAAGTGGAAGGCATTCAATATTTCAAAGTTGAAAAAAGACTTAATCAAATGTCTAAATTTGAAATAGATATGCCTCAAATTGAAGCAGACCAAAAATTATACGTAAAAGAATTCGCAAAAGTCCTCCTAATTTCAGACAATAAGCTTATTCTAAAAGGAAGAATACAGAAAGTTACTTATGAAACCTCTTATTCTGCTAAAATAGAAGGTTTTGGGATGGAAGCAACTGTCTTAGACCAAGAATATAAAAATATAATCAGAAATCCAGAAGACGAAGATAGAGTTCAATATGATAATGTAAGTGCTCAGAATATAGCAAAAGAATTGCTTTCTTCGAGTTTGAATACAGAATTAATAAGTTATTGGAAATTGGATGAAACTTCTGGGACTATAGCAATCGATAGTTGCGGAAAAAATAATGGAACATTTAGTGGCACAATCACACAAGGAGTAGCAGGAAAAATAAATACATGTTATAATTTTATAGGAAGCGGACAAATTGAGGCAAATAGCGCAGCGACTAATATTGGACCTAATATTTCTGTAAGTTGTTGGATTTCTCCTCAGGCAATAACTGATGATGATGGAAGAATATTTGATTTAACTACTATAGATAATTTAAATAGGATCCATCTTACCCGAGAAAAAGGAGCAGGCAATCAGATTATTTATGCTTATGTAAATGGCAATTCAACAAGTTATAACACTTCAGTTGGAGTTTGGTATCATGTTATAGTAACTTATGATGGAGCAAATTTAAAGCTTTATGTAAATGGAAATTTAGAAGGGACTGTAGCAGATTCTTCTTTTGTGAAAATTGTTTCTGGAATTTTTAGGATAGGCAATAATAGTGATGGATTTTATCCAAGAAGATATAAAGGATTATTAGATGAAGTGGGCTTATGGAATAGAGCATTAACTTCTTCAGAAGTTGCTGAACTATACAACTCTGGGAATGGTCTTTCTTTAGATTCGTTGAGTTCTTGGATAATGCCGCCCAGAAATTATGGACTTTTTACAACGGATTATGGATTAATTTCAATGAGATACGAATATGCAAACAGGCTTACTGCTTTAGGAAATTTGGCAAGTGCAATTAGTTATGACTGGTGGATAGACCATGATCCTCTTTCTTATGCAAATGATTATTTTAATATGGCTTCTATTAAAGGAAATCAAATAGACCCGGCTGGAGATGCAAATAGGCAGTTTACAATAACAGGAGCCAATACAAATGCTGAAGGAACAAATTATCAAAAAGACATTACAAATATTGCTAATTTTGTCAAAGTCTTAGGTTACGCAGAAGGAATAAATCAATTATTTACTTTTACTTATCAAGCAAGCCCTATTTGGACAACTTTATCTGCCAATATTTCAGAAACTGATGCAACTATTTCATTAGTCGATTCAAGCGCTTTTGCTGCTTCTGGAACTGTTAGAATAGCAGAAGAAGTGATTACTTATACAGGAAATGTTGGAAATCAATTAACTGGGTGCACGAGGGCTGCCGGAGGCACAACTGCAAAGATTCACAGGAAGGGATGTTATATAGAAAAATATGTTCTTTTTATTGCTCCTGAAGCCGCTTCGAGCATTTATGTAAATGGCTTAATGGAATTAACCTTGACTTATAAAGATGTTAGAGACGAATCAACTCTTGAGCTTATTGCCAGCAAAGAATTGATTGATAGAATGAATCCTATTGAAAGAATAACTTTAACGCCAATAGAGCCTTATACAGTTGCAGAAACGCTTGAAACAGGCGATTTAATAAGCATTATAGATGCAGAAAGCTCTCTTAATTCAAATTACAGGGTTGTTGGAATAATCTATGAAAATAATTATGGAGATTTATCAGTTACTTTAGAAGCGTCTAACAAATCTCTTACTTTTATTGAGCAGATGCAGAAAGAAAGGGAAAAGAATCAATCATTGCAGAAATATATGCAAGGTGCTACCAATGTTTATGTTGTAAGTAATTCTGAAAATTGCGATTCGGGATATGGCTGTATTGTTAAAACTTATATTCCTGCTGACGCTATCGCGATTAATCATGTAAAATTATCTTATGATGTAAGTGCATATAGAATTTATAACACGACAACGGCTAATGAAAGTGCGCATACTCATGGCATTCCTTCTTTAACGGTAAATGGCACAACTACTTCTGCAAATACTTCTGGAAGTTCGACTCCTACGGCTACAAGTGGAGTTTCTGTTTGGGCGACTTATACTGAGAGTGTTGTTAAAGCATTAGGATATGTTGAAAGAAATTCTGTAGGTTCACCAACTCTATATATTTCAAGATATGAAACTTTGATGAAGAACACTACTGGAGGAACGGTAACTGTAAATGGAACTATAGAAACTCTTGCAGCAACTACACTTACGCAAGGGGATACGAGTCTTGGCAACAATTCTGTTCTTACTTTTAATTCTGGAGAGAGTGATCCTACTTATGAGGGATATTTTAAATGTTATGATGGAAATTATGCCTGTTCAAGTTGGTGTGGAATGGCGGATGTAGTTTATTCTCATACACATGGCTCGCATACCCATTCAATTCCAACTTTGACTGTTTTAGGAACTTCAACTGTTGCTACAACTTCTAATGCAGGTTCGGCGCATAATCATGGAGTCAATTATGGCATTTCAACAGGAACAAATACAATTACAGATATGCAGATTTATATAGATGGAAGTGATAGAACTGCTGCAATAGAAACGCAAATTGGGCATACTTTATCAATCAATTCAACTGAATCTGATATAGACATTACTCAATGGATAACAACTACTGGCGCATGGCATACTATTGATGTAAGGCCTAATGGAACTTGTAGGATACAGGCAGATATGTGGAATCAGATTTTTATTGAAAGTATTTAAATAATGTAACAAGAGTATAATGAAAATAAATCCAAATGAGATATCGGGAATAATCTTTAAGAATAATGCTAAATTTATTAAAGATATTGAAAATCCAGAAATATCTGAATTTTCTGGTTTTCCTAAAAGTGTCATAGAAAATATTAAAGATTATCCAGAAAGCCATATACATAAAGATAAAAACTGGAAATTAGTTGATTATACTGAAAATATTGATGGGGGGGGATATATGAAATTTATTAGAGATGACGAAAAAATAAATACCCCCGAATTATCAATATCCACATTAATCTTTTTCGATGATGAAGAAACATTTAGGCTTGAAAAAGAACAGTATTCAAAAGGCATTTTAAAAGAAATTTCAGAAAGAACTGTAGAAAGGCATATATCTAATAATACATTCAAAGAAACAGAGATCGATAAAATAATAGTTACTAACAGATTTGGAGAAACGGTTATTCTTAAAAATCTAATTGAAATTAAAGATTCTCAAATAGTTTTGAAATAAATGGACACTCAAATAACAATAAAAGGCATAGTAGAAAAGATATCTAAAGTTGGAAATACGTTTTTTATAGCCCAGACTGACAAAGGAGATATGAGTGTTTTTGATGAAGATTTAATAAAGCTTGTTCAGGCAAATGTTGGAAAAACAATAACTGTGAATGTTGAAGAAAACAATGGATACAAAAATATCAGGAAAAGCAGGCCAGAATCTTCAAAAGTTGAAAAAATTCCTCTTATGCAGATAGGCTTAGAAATCTGGAAAATATTAAGAACAGAGCCAGCAAATTCTTCTATATCAGATATGGGATTAATAGATATGTCTGCGCAACTTGTTAAAGAATTAAAAAAAGTCCTTGAAGAATGAAAAAAAGAAAAATGATAAAAAATGGAAATGGAATGGCGTTTGTTACTATAACTAACAGAGAAATCTGGGATAGGTTAGACCATATAAATCTTGATTATAATTTAATGAAAGATAAGAATGAGGCTGCGCATAATGAAATAAAAAATCTGATTAGTGGATATAAAGGGCAGGTAATAAGATTATACTGGGCGCTTGGTTCATTATCAGTTATATTAATGGCTCTTTTTGGGGTTTTGATTCAGCATATTGCAAAATGAAATTAACATGCAAAAAATGCAAAAGAAAATTTAAAATGTTAGCAGAGGATTTGTGCTTCTACTGCGACCAGAATCATTGGTTTGCATATTTTAAAAAATTTGAAGGAAAATAAAAAAGAAGAAGAATTAAAAAAACTTTAAGCACTTTTAACCAGCACTTTTCTATATATACCCTTCCAGAAGTTTTCTACCAAAGCAGTAAGCCCTGCGATTCCTGCGGTGTCTGCTACAGTTCCGTAGTCTTGGTTAGTTAGTCCAGCAATAATTCCTATGGCTCCGCCTATTACTATAGTCGGAAGCATTTTACTCCATGAAAAAGTGTCTCTGCTTTCTTTCTTAGCAAGCCCGGATAAACTTATTGCTAAGCCTCCTACGAGTCCCAATAACGCTGTTTCCCACATATTACCTCCTATAAATTTAATTGAAAATTATTTTTTTCAAAGTATCATCCATAAAATTAATGCCCATTGAATAATAAGAGCTACTAAAGAGCTCCAGAAATTATATTCTTTTTTCTTTATTTCTCCGTGCCTTGTTGCTTCTATTCCTAAAGTAATTCCGCTAAACAGCACTAAAATTATCAAAGGAATTATTTTTATCCTCATTTAAATATAAAGAAATCGCTGTATTTAAAACTTTACAAGGAACTTCCTTCGCATAGAATCGGACTATGAACTCTGGCTTACTCCGTTGAATTTCGCGTTTGTAAGATTAATCCGGCTTATTAAAGTCTGATTAACAGAGTAAACGAAACTCTTCTCATGAGGCCAGCGGAATGCCATTTTCCTACAAAGGAATACCTTAATTGCTTCTCTTGCCTGCTATGCAGTTAATTGAGAGATTTGCAATAAGTTTAAACCTAAAAATATATACCGCTATATATATATAAATCTTTCTAAAATATATATTTTTAGAATCTGAGATATTTGCAATATTTCCTTTATGTCCAGTGTAACAATGTTCAGAATAAAGCATTTGAATAAGATAAGCTTTGTGCTTAGTGCAATATGCTTGGTTTGGATGATTTATGATTAGTTCTTCTAACCTTAATTTTCTTCTTTGCTTTCGGTTTATTTTCTATCTAAAAAAATTTCTATCACACTTACAAAAACTTCTTTATTCTCTTTTGTTGTGAATTTTTCAGTAGAAGTGATTACAGAGCTTTTTAATCCTAAATCTTCGCAAAACCTGTTTTTAACCGCTTCTATCAAATCAACAGCTTTGCCTATATTTGCTGCGCCTCTTGCCCGAACTGATATAGACTTTAAATTTTTATTTCTTAATAGAATTTCAGCAGAACGAACATAACGCATAAAGGGTTTTGCACTTCCCACTATAACTTGGTTTTCTTTGATTTGGCTTTTTGATTCTGAACTTTTCAGAGGCATTTGCTCAACTAAGGACTTCTCAATTAATGCCATATAGAATTATAAATAGTATATATTTAAATGTTTTTAAATTCTTTCCACCGATCCGTTATTTTTTTTCTTATGTAAATTGTAGAGCCGAATTGCTTTAATTTTTGGTGAAATAAGGAATGCTCCTTTTGATTTTTAAAGATCATTAAATTCTCAATAGAATCGTCATTTTTGCAAAAATTTATGTGGTGTATAACTTCATTTGGATTGAGGTATCTTCCAATAAATTTTTCAACAGTTAAATGACTTTTTTTTACATATTTTTTATTAGATCTTGGATGATTTGGGCTATAAACATAAACATATCCTTTAATTATTTTTTCTTTGAGCATAGTAAATTCTCCTATTTTTCTCAAGAATTTCTAAATAATTTAAATTATTTGCAGAAAATGAACTCCCCGGATTTAGATGATAAACTTTTGCTTTTGCGCTTATCCATATAGTATAACCTTTGTTAATTAAATTTTGACTGAGCACATTATCTTCATACATTCCAAACTCAAAAATTTCTTGGAATTTTATCTGATTAAAAATTTCCCGCTTAATTAACATGCAAAACCCCATAATATTCTGCACCTGCGTATCTACTTTATACTGATGCCTAAATTGATTAAAAAATATTATCTGCCCATTTAATACTGTAGATTTAGGATTGCCGAGCGCCCCAACAGCTCCGCAGGTTTTATTCTGTTCAAATGTCTGAATCATTGCAGAAAGCCAGTTTTTTCCAACAGTTACGTCTGAATTCAAAAAACAGAGATATTCACCTGAAGCTATTGCTGCCCCCTGATTGCACCCTTTTGCAAAACCAAGATTAATTTCATTGAATATATACTTCTCTGCAACTTTGAGAATATAGTTTTTTGTTCCGTTTTCAGTAGAAGCGTTGTCTATGAGAATCAATTCATAGTCTTTTGTATATTTCTTGACAGATTTAACACATTGTTTAAGAAGTTTTAGAGTATTCCATTCAAGGATTATTATGCTTGTTTTCATATTAATCTTATTCGAGAAGATTTAGGTTTAAATTCTTTAACCATTAATTTTAATGGCTTTAATCCTTTTACAGCTCTCCAATGATTTACTTTTGCTATTTTAGAATTTATCAAACTGGCCCAGCATTTCCTGCAAGTGCCTGTTAAACAATTTTGGCTGATATGTTCTTTGCAAAATATACATTTCCTTAATTCCATTTTAGAATTATATGCTTTTTTTAAAGCATTCCCTACAGCAATATAGTTTAATTTCATATCTTTGCCCTTTATAAAAAATCACTTTAACCCAGTCTTCTTTAAAAGTTTTGCTTTTGCAAGTTTCGCATTTTATAAGGTCTATCATGTTATTTTAAAGGGGACGGAATGAAAATTAGCGTTTTCACTCCTGCCTCAATTGTGGTAAAGTGTCACCCAACCTGCCCTTTCGGCAGATTTTACCCCTTGTTTTAATCCCATTGAAAGGTGTTTAAAACTATAATACTACAACCCTGCGCCCTTTAATCTTGCCTTTTTCGTTTTTAAATTCTGTTTTATTATTGTATTTAGACTTATCAACAAAATCTCCAAGTTTTTTGATAATTTCAAATTCAGCTGGACTAATTGTTAAAAATGGCTTATGCCTCTGCATATTGAACTTTAAATCAATTAATTCTATGATAACTGCCCTGATTCTGGAGTTACTTATTTCTTCTTTGCTGAAAGATAAGATAAAATTTTCATTCACTTTCATTTTAAATAACCCTTTGAATCACAACCCGTATTTATAATAATTTTCTGTTTTTTTAATTTAGCTATTGTTTTTAGCATATGCCTGCACAAAACTTTCTTTTTTCTTCTCCAAAATCCTGCAAAAACATAAAAAGAGGAAAAACGACAACTGCAACTGCTTTTATTTAAGTCAAGGTTTCCCTTGTCATAAGTAAGCATTACTGAATAAATCTCTTTAGTCTTTCTGCTCTTTACTTTATCAAAATATCTCATTAGTATTGATAATTTTCAGGATCGTCTTCTGGTTCGTCTGTGCACATTTCTTCATAAAGGGCTAATAATCCTTTTGCAGTAGCATATAACTCTTTAATTTCTATTTTGCCTGCTACACATAAGTCTTTTGCATAGGAAATGCAACAGGAAGCTGAAGATAAGCGAGTATTCTGTTTAGATACTCCTCCAGATTCCTCTCTTATGAACTTTTTTATGTTCTTGTAAGTTCCCTGCATTTGAATTTCTAATGCTACTGTCTTGTTAATCAAAGAAAACAACTGGTCTGCAATAGCTTTGTCAAAACAGGACATTTTCCCTGCTGAAGTTGTGATTGTCCACATAGGTGTTCCTGACTTTGTAGATTTTGCTTCAATTTGCTGAATTACTACTTTTTCTTCTGTCATGCTTCTCCTTTATTGATTTGTTCTTGATAAGCGATAATATTATGCTTTAATGTTTTTAATTGCGCTTTCATTCTGTTTAATTCTACTTGCGCAGTTTTCATAGGAAGTCCTGATTCTAAAGAGCGCTCAAACTGCTTTATATTCAATTCAGTCATTTCTAAGTTAAATTTAGTCTTTTCTAAATTAACTTCCGCTTCCAATATCTGATCTGGTGTTAATTTTATTACTTTTTGCTCGTTTTGCTCAGTCATTTTTTCTTCTTCTATTTCTTTTAATGTTCTTACTTTCATTTTAATATTCTTCTACTACTTCTTCAAAATTGTCTGCGTCTGATTCTTCTTCTGAATCGTCATATTCAGGGTCAAAATCGTCAGATTTAGGCTCCATTATCAAGCTCCTGCAATTTAGCAACATTTAATTTAAACTTCTCTCCTTCAACTGTTAAAATCCCTAAAGCCAGAAATCTCTCAAGATTAGCTTTTCTTGAGATAGGAGAGGAAAATATGCTGTTAAAATCTATTAAAGTAAGATATCCTTCGGTTTTAGCAAGAGTTAAAATTCTTTTTTGTTTTGCTGTCAGATTTAACATAGTTATCTTTTATTTGGTTACTATTTAAAGATTTATTTTATAGAATATATATATCTATATATAATAAGAAGATATTTAAATAAAAGGAGATTTGAAATTCTTATGTATGAAATAAATCCAACTTACGCTAAACCGGAAGTAATTAAGAAAATTTATGAACTTAGGACTAAAGGAGAGCGGTGGCGCAGCATTGGAAAGATAATTTTTGAGGAAATGGGCCTAAAAATTACAGATCCCACTATAAAAAATATATATAATCGCTTTGTTGCAAAAAATTATGTTGTGCAGGGCGCGAAAGATGGAAAGTTTGCGCAGGAGCTTATTTCAGACTATCAAAGAAAAATGGAAGCGAGATTTACCCGGATTACTGAGATTACTGATGATTTGATGAATACTCTTATGGAAATAAAGAAAAGAATGCCTCCAGAAGTCTATGTTAAGTATATTCCGACTACTTTATTGGTCTGCCGAGAGATTTTAAGCCAGCTGGAGTTTATCAAAAAAGATCAGACACAGGTTTTGATAAACCAAAAAAACATTATTTATTCCCCTCTTCAAATTATGAACATATTAAACACAGAATTAGAAAGATTAGCCGAAGAAGGCAAAATAGAGATTAAAGACACTGCTAAAGACGGCAGATATTTAACAGACGAAGAAAAGAAAAGTGTTGTCTTTTCAACAATCAAAAGTGATGAAGAAATTGAATGGGAACAAAAAGAAAAAGAAAACAATAAATAAACTGCTTCAAGATAATGGAATATTTGATAGCCAACATTTAGTTTACGAAGGCAAGATTCAATTGATGTTTTTAAAGGAGCTTGAAGTTGAAGGGAAGAAAATAAAGGTTGGAATAAAGATTAAAATTCCTGAAGTTACTGAAATAAATAAAAATCAACTATATAGGGCATTATTTTATTATTTAAAAGCTAAATTTGAGAGCCTTACCTTTGGTTTTGTTGAGGAATATAATGAAGCATTTGTAAAAGAGTTTATGCCATATATTGTTGCAGATAAACAAGGAAAAACTATTTCAGATTTAATTTTGCCTAAACTTAATAATTCTTTAGGAATTACTAAACAAGGAGAGCAGTTATATCTAGAAAACAAAGAGAATCATACAATAAAAGATGGTTTAGATGCAGATTATAGTATTGTTGAGGAAAAACAAAAATGAAAATAATAAAAGAAGATGAATGGTTAATAATGAAAGAAGGTAAATCAAATCCAAAGACAAAAGTAATTGAAGTTTGGAGTAAATGTTCTAATTGCAAATTAGGGGAAATTAAATGGTATCCGCAATGGAGACATTATTGCTTTATAGATAAAAATGTTTATTCAGATAGATGTCTTTGGTCAATTGCAGAACTAATAGCAAGATTAAATTTAAAACATACAATGGAAAAATGAAAGATTTGTTTCCCAATAAAAGATTTGTATTCAAGAAAATAGATGGAGTAGAATATATCAGCAGAGATGCTTATGAATTTATGTTACGATTTATGTTACGAGAAACAAAACAGCAGTTTAAAGAAGCTATTGATAAAGTTTATAATAAAATAATTAATAAGAAAATCAGAATAAAAATTAAGGGGGAGTTGGGGTAACTATATCATATCCCAAAGTTTTTTCCTCCTTGCCTTTTTAAAATTATTAAGAAAAAAACCCTTTAGCTAAATTTATTCCTCGATTAAAAGCAATATTGCAAGCATATCCGCATTTTTCACATTTAAAGAGAGTATCAAAATATCCTCCTAATTTAACTTCTTGCTCATGTCCACATTTATTGCATTTTATTCCTTTGGATTTCTTGGCATAAATTATAGGAATACCCATCCAATTTGCTTTATACTCTAAGAATTTCTGAAATTCTGAAAAGTTCCAGTTATTTATTTCTCTCATTAAAGATTTATGCCTTTTAATTTCTAATTGTTTTTCTTTGCTTAATTTATCTTTTTTCTTCTTATTTTTTTTAGTAAGCTTATCTCTTATATCTGTAAGCTTTTGCATTATTATAACTGGTTTATCTATTTTATCTTTTATATCTTGAATTATCTTTGTTGTGATTTTATGCATAACATATTTTATATGGTTTCTTTCATTTTGCCTTTCGCATTTATCCTTAAACCATTTTCTACTTCTTCCTTTTCCGCCCAATTTTCTCTGCTTTAATTTTTTAGCCCATTCTCTTCTTATTTTAGAATATTGCCTTTTTTCTTCTCTCAATCTTTTTCCATTGAAGAATTTTATATTGAATGGCTTTAAGTCATTTTTCATAGAAATATAACAAGCTAAATTAAGAATCCCTAAATCCAAGCCAATAGCAGTAAAAGTTTTATCTGGTTTAGGAACTTCTGTTGCCTGCCTGTAAATATATTGAAGATAATAATCTTCTCCACGCTTCATTATTTCTGTCTCTGCGTTTTCACTTTTGATAAATTTCTCAGCTAATTTCTTTTGGTAATCAGTTCCAAAGAAAGAAAGCATCATTTCTTTGTTGTCAGAATAATTGAAAAATTTTATAAAATAGTCTTTTTGGTCTTCAATTAAAGAATAACTGCTATTATACAAGCGAATTACATTCTGTTTGTATTCTATTTTTTTGGCTTTTTTATCTTCTAATTCTAGAATCTTCTTTTCATCATTCTTAATAAATCCAATAATTTTTTTTGGTGTGTAATTATTTAAATATTCATCATCAATTTCTTTTTTTAAATATAATTCATTATGCTTGATTCTGTTCCCTTTTTGTTTTATTTCCCAATTTATTTTATCTTTGATTTTTTCTTGGCTTTTAATTGCTTCTACTGCTTTTTGAAGGCAGGAGTCATAAATTGCTGGTCTCGCTCCAAATCCAGCAATTATTTTATTTGGAGTTAGTTTTCCATATATTGTAAAATCATTTTCAGGAAAGATGCTTCTATCTTTGGCGGGCATTAAAAACTTTCTTAATATTCTATGTGGAGGAATTGCCTGTCCTCTTATGCAATTGCATACTTTTGTTTTTGCTCCTTTTTTATAAATAGGAATTGTAAACTCATTATCTTTTCCATATCTTTTTATTTCATAATCTTCGAGAATATAATTTAATTTCTTTTTTGCTTTACATAAAGGACATTCAGCTTCTTCCCAATCAAATTCTAAAAGTAAAATATGCCTTGTAAAAATATTATTTAAAATAATTTCTATTGCTTTATTAATACATTTTTTGTATTCATAAATTAACATATCTAATCTAACTTTTTGAACATCTGTAAGATTTAATTTTAAAGGATAAGTCTTTCTTTGCCAATCGGTTTTTTTTAATAAATCTTCTGGTTTTAATACTTTATCTACCATAGATTATATAAAGTAATAGTCTTTATAAATATTTGTATATTATTTTAATACTTTATCTATCATGAAAAAGCAAAGATTTAAATAGTAATAGCCATTAATTAAAATGTATAATTTACTATATGTAAGTTATAATGGGTGAATGTTACTATCGCCCGGCAATTTAAACAAAATTCCTTCGAGGAATCCCGTTTTTAGAATTGCCCTAACTTTTCGTTAAGAAAAGTGCTGTGGAGTTTGCTCCAAAAAGGATGACGGGTTGTATGTTTAGACCTTTATGTAACTGATAAATTGGAGTTTGGCTTTTGATAATTCAAGTTGTATGTTTAGACCTTTATGTAACACAATAACAGGAGCCAATACAAATGCTGTTGTATGTTTAGACCTTTATGTAACAGGGCAAGAAATGAATTGGTCAGAGATGTTGTATGTTTAGACCTTTATGTAACTAGTTTAAGAAAGACAAGCCCGTAGAATTGTTGTATGTTTAGACCTTTATGTAACTAACTAAAGAATAAAAATATTTTAAGATAATAATGATTATAGAAAATCCATGTAATATTTCAAAAGAGAATTTAAGAATTAAAATAACTGAATATGATATTTCTACTAGGGAAAAGAAGAATACTCATTTAGACCCTCAAGAATTAGATGAATTAGTTTTAACTAAAAACTCTTCTATTTCTACAGCCATCTTTCAATTAAAGCCAGAACTAAACATTGTAATTTTTAATAAAGGAGAGCCAACCCATTCAATTATACAAATTAATAATATTCCTAAGATAATGAAAAATGAAGAATTATTTAATAATCTATCAAAACATAAAAGAAGAAAATTAATGTGGGTATTCTGCAAGGCAGTCTGCTCAAATAGAATTAAAGTTATATCAAGAATTAATGAAACTAAAAAAAATAAAATAGTCGCAGAAGCATTAATCGAAATGAGAGAAATGGATAAAAAGCTAATAAAAGCAAAATCAAGAGATGAAATTATGGGTCTTGAAGGAAATATTGCTAAAGATTTTTATTTTTGCTTGTCTGAATTTAATGAGACTTTTGAGCAAGAGTTTAGGATAAGAGATAGAAATAGCAGAGATATAATTAATTCTCTAATGAATTTTGCCCATACAATATTAAGAAATAGGATTAAATTGAGATTAATTTTAAATGGAATCAATCCTTATCATTCTTTTTTGCATGATAATAATCGAGGGCAGGAATATTTAACTTTTGACTTTGCTGAATTTTGGATAGCTTATGTTGATAAATTAATTTTTTACTCAATCGATAAAGGAATAATAAAGAAAGAAGATTTAAATGAAGATGGCTACTTAAACAAGAAAGCCAGATATTCTATTATAAAATTAATCAATGAAAGAATAACAAATGAGCAAATTGATAAAAAGATAAAAGAGTTTATAGGCTATTTAAAAGGGGAAAATAAAATTAGCTGGATTGGTGCATTAAAGGTTGGTGAAATCCATAAAAAATCAGATGTAAGAGGAGATTTAGAGGAATTTAAGCAAGAGCTTTTAAAAACAATAGAAGAAAAATGTTAATTACTAATTTAGGAAAAGTTAGTAGTAATTAGTAGTAAGAGAAAGAAAAATGAAGTTAATAGATAACATAAAAAGAAAATTCAGTTTGTTATGGCAGGAGTTTAATAATGATATTTCTGCTGTGAGAGAAGTTAAAAAGCCGAAGAAAAAAGAAGAAGCTAATTTATTTTATTATCTTTATCTGGCTTTTATATTTAATGGGCTTCTTGTCGGGCTTTTTATATCTAACCTTTGGATAATGTTTATATTCACATCTATTTTGCTTATTTCAATTAAATTAGCGTCTGTAAAAAAAGAGAAGAGATTATTAATAATTTTTTATTCTCTTTGTATTTTTAATTGGTTTCTTCTTGTATTTATGGATGCTTGGCGTTTAAAAGGTCATACGCCTTATTGGTAAATGATAACCCAAGTCAAAATATTTCCAAGCGGAAGCTACTGCATAGATTTTGACAAAGGGATTACGACTGCAGAAGCCAAGAAATATGGGACAAAGAATTTAATAAAATGATTCCTTGTAATCTTTGTCCCGATTGTTCTTGCTGCGGATTAATAATTTTTGAAAAGGAATTTATAAAAAACCATGAAAAAGAGATAGAAGCAGGATTTGAAACAAAAGAGCAAGGAAATTTCGTTGCTTATCTCTATAAAGATAACAGGTGCCCATTTCTTGACAGGAAAACAAAGTTATGCAAGATTTATGATAAGAGGCCTCAAGTTTGCCGGGATTATGGCTATTTTGATAAATTAGTATGTCCATACTTCCGGGCAGATGGAACAAAACGAGGATTAACAGAACGAAAAATAATCCAAGTAAAAATAGACAAACAGGTAGATTCGATAGCATTTCAATTAGGAATAAATTTATAAATGCATACTTACTCTAATATTTGGGAGAGTAGTTACCTCAAATTTCTAATCTCCCTTTTATATATAAACCATATTAATAATAGCCATATAATATTAGAAAGATTTAAAAACGAATTATTTTTATTCTATTTGAGGTAACTATGGAATCTAAAGTTACAACTTTTACCAGTATAATTAGTAGAAAACAACAAAAAGTTGAAAAAATAATAGAAGCACTCAAATTACACCCCGAAGGAGCTACTCCAAAGCTTATTTCTTCTATAACAGGCATAAAACATAGCACAGTAAGAGGGCTTATTTCTAAAATTATATCAGTAGAAAGATTATATCATGGTATATATCATTATTCAAACTGTGGAGGAGACGGGGGAGTAAAGTTTGATTTGCAGAAAATAGAGAATTGGAACTTCCATAACCTTACTTTATCATGCCAAACCGATTATGTTGGAATTGAGGTTAAGGACAACTTTACAGCAGGATTGAACAACTATAGGTTTGGAATATCTACTGTTGGTAATGCTTATATGTATGTTTCTGGTGAGCCATTATCACTTTCTTGTATTGATAGTGTATTTCAGATATTTAGATTAAAATGTGAAAAATTAGGATTTGATATTAAAGTTAATGATGTCTTTGTGCGTCAAATTGAATTTAATCAAGATTTGATTAATTGTAACTTAGAAGGAGTTGCTTGTATCACAATTAGAAAAGTCGTAGAAGAATTGAAATTATATAATAAAGGAAAGAATTTAAGAATAGAGCATAAAATGAAAGTTCCTATAAAATTAAATACTCTTTTTGACTTATTAATGAATACTCCAAATAATACCGAAACAAATGAAAGAATAACTAAATTAGAAGCTCAGCAGGTTATAAATAATCAGTTATTGGAAAAATTACTGGAAAAATTGGATAAAAAATGGTAAAAGAATTTAGATTTAGATATCGTTGTTTGGATTGTGACATGGTCGGCTATTCCAACTTACATAATTCCAAATCAATTAAAAGATAAAATTGAAATTCCTAAAGTAAAGAAAATGAGGTTTATAAATGATTATACCTTTATGTAACCAGTTTTGCGAGATTTGTCCTAAAACCTGCGCTTATTATAAAGTAAAATGCTACGAAACGAAAAATGACCAAATTAAATGAAGCAGAGCAAAAAGAAGAGCATTTAAAGATAATTATAGACAGTTTAAAGAAAGCCGCAGCAAAGTTCGGAAAAAAGGAGATCCTCATTCCTAGGGACTATCTTGCCATTAAAATAAGCGATTTTATTCAAATTAGCGTAGCGCAGGCAAATAACTACCTAAAAATACTGGACAGCAGGGATATAATACACTTTGAGCATGAAAAATGAAATACTCCCACATCATAAATGATGGGATATCTTAAAGAAAATGGACAAACACACAAGAAACTTAATGTTTAGCAGCAAAAGACAAGATTGGGCAACACCTCAAGAAGTCTTTGATAAACTTAATTCTGAATTTAATTTTACTTTAGACCCATGCTGCTCGGAACTTACAAAGAAATGTAAAAAATATTATACTATTGAAACAGATGGACTTTCTAAAGATTGGAGTGGAGAAAGAGTTTTTGTTAATCCTCCTTTCGGAAGAGAACAAGCAGCTTGGATTAAAAAAGGATTTGAAGAAAGCCAGAAACCAAATACAATAGTTGTTTTTTTAATTCCTGCAAGAACAGACACAAACGCATTTCATAAATATTTATATGGGAAAGCAGAGATAAGATTTATTGAAGGCAGATTAAAATTTATAAATCCTACATCAACAACTCCTAAAGAAAAGTGGACAGCTGCACCATTTCCTTCTATGGTTTGTATACTTAAACTAAACTCGAAGGGCAAGTTTTTCTCCTCCCAACCTTAAAAGGATTGGGTATCCGAAAAACACGATTTATATGAAATGGATTAAAATTAAATCAGAAGGAATTGAAATAACAAATGAACAGCAGTTTAATGGAAAAACTTATTCAGAGATTTTAAAAGAAGTTAAGGAAGAAGAAATAGCTTCTTATGAATTATTGCAAAGATTAAGAAATCCATGTTCTGTATCTTCAAAAAGTTCTTTTATCTTCATTTCTTCTTCTTTCATTTGCATGAATTAGTTATGTATAAGGTTCCTGAAGAAGCGCAATTAGACATAGACAACTATTTTAAAAATGATATCGAATCCAAAGACAGAATGGAGCAAGAGAGCTAAATTCGCTAAACCTGATGAATGCTTTACTCCTGAATATGCTATTTTTCCTTTATTGCCTTATTTAAAAGAGAAAGTTATCTGGGATTGCGCTTATGGAACTGGAAGGCTTGCAGAACATTTTGAAAAGCGAGGATTTATTGTAGTTGGTAAAGATACAGACTTTTTTAACACTAATTTAGACTGCAATTACATAATTACGAATCCACCTTATAGTTTAAAGGATAGATTTTTAGAAAGGGCATTTGAATTAGGCAAGCCATTCGCTTTTTTGCTTCCTATAACCGCATTAGAAGGCATTAAAAGATCTCCTTGGTTTGTAGTTTGTTGGATTTGCTATAAATTAAACTTGCCTAAAGACTTGAATTTTGTTAATATTTGATTATATATATATTCAGACATACATAATTATTTAAAGGAGATTGTTCTTAGTCTTTTAGAATAAAATATATATATAATCTATCAAAATCATGATAAAATCTAAAAAATTCAAGCCAACTGAAACTGCTTGCTATTATTGTGGAAGCGCTATTGATAGATTAAACACAAAGAAAAGGCTTTTTTGCTCTGACGAATGCAGAAAAAAATATTGGAAGGGAGTTCATAAAAAATTATGGCCAGAAGGAGCATCAAATATTAATCCAGACGATAAGCCATCAAATTCAAATAAAAGAATAAAGATTGAAAGGAGGTTAAAATGAATACGAATCCAAGTTGGATAGCAATATTAAGCTTAGTTTTGATAGTTGTAGCTCTTATCGGTGTTTTCGGAGTATGGAGTGTTGCAAGCAACGCAAATAAGAAAGTAGACAGCATACAAGTGCCAACAGCAGCTCAAATAGCCTCTCAGATAACAGTTCCACAGGCACCAGTTGTTAATGTGCCAACAGCACAAGAAATAGCAGATGCAATCAACATACCAGCGAGTGACACAGCAAAAGTAAACAAGTTATGTGAATTAACTGAAGGTTGTGAGTTCTGGGAAGGTGGAACATACGAGTTATATGCTTTGAACAGTGAAGAAGCATCAGATGATTTTGTTAGAAAATTATCTAATGTAATAGGGTTAGACGAAGACGAATTTACTCTTAATGGAAAATTAGCAGAATGGATAATTGACTATTCTGGAAAAACTTATGTAACAAATGCAGTGGATTACAAAGATAGCCAAATAAGAGCATATTCAGAGAAAGACAAAGACGAAGATAACTGGGAACTCAAAATCTTTTTAAGAGTTGAATACAAAGACGTAGACTCTGTTGATACAGAAGTAGTCTATGTTGTAGTTACATCAGTTTTAGATGAAGGTAATTACGACAGCTTAACTCTTGAAGAAGTAAGCAGAAACTTTGAATTTGAATAAAGCCAGACCTTAAATTTTTAATTTATTTTTTTATTTTATTTCATATTCAATAGCCTCATTCATAATCCACAGGAAAAATACTATACGGGGGTTTTGGACTAAACCTCTTTTTACCTTCGTCAAATCATAAGGGCTTCAAGTAGCTATAGTTTAACTTGAATTCAAGTTGGCTCTTTCCTGTGATAAATTTAAATATTTAAATAGTAAATTAATATGGCAGACAAAGAAACTTTACGAATAAGAAGAATAAACAAGAAAGCAAAAGCTAAAAAAATTAAGAATAACAAAAAATCAAAAGATTCTCAATTTTCTTTAAATAGTCTGGAGAGTAAGGTATGTCTTTTTTGTCTGTAATTTATAAGCTCTTTTTTGGAAGCAAAGAAACCGAATGCCGGGAAGAATTAGAAAAACTTCAAACAAATTATAATAAATTAGCAGAAAGTTATGATAATTTAAAACAGGAAGAAGAATTAAAAGAGCCAAATAATTATGGCAATATCTCTTTAAAAGATTTAAGGACTTTGCTTGTTCCTATTTGTCCAAATATATACTTTTCTGACGAAGCATATTCTTTAACTTCTGTAAATGAAGCAAAGAAATTTAGCGAAGAAACAAAAGTTATGTATGATTCTTTCATAACTGAAAAAAGGGATTGTGACGAAGCAAGTTTTGCACTTATGGGTTATTGGAATCAAGGGCTTCAGAATTTTGCTTTTGGAATTTGCTGGAGCACTGGTCATGCCTTTAATCTAATGTGCGATAATGAAAGAAATATATGGATTGTAGAGCCACAAACTAATGTTTATATGCCTTTAGAAGAAGCTAAAAAGAATCCATTATATTTCCCTTTAAAAGTAATTATGATTTAATCTGATTTCTTATTTTTTTAAAACAATTAAGTCCCGATAAATAGTTAAAATTACTTTTTTATTTTTAGCATTATTTATCATTTGGGCATTATATTGCTGGGTTGAATAAGGGCAAATTATTCTTTGTTCTGACTTAAATCCTGTTTTTATTGCAATTTCATATAATTTAAAAGCATGGTCTTCTAAAATAAGGTTATTATTGTATTGGCTTCCTTGAATAATAAATCCGATATAACTCCCTTTAGCCATTTTTTTATGCAATTCTTTAAAAATAAAGTTAAAATTCTTATAAAAATCCTCTAAATTCATATTGCTTAAATCTGTTTTTTGATTAGTATATTTTCCTTTTGCCTGAAAAATTGAATAAGGAGGGTCAAGAAAAATTAATTTTGCTTTTTTTACTTTTTCTGGAATAGACTTAGTAGCATCATTTATTATTATTTCCTCTCTTGTTTTTTCTATGTCATATGAATAACACTCTCGATTCATAACTTTGCAAACATCATTTACTACTCCGCCGCCTGCGAATAAGTCTATTACAATATCTTTTTTATTTGTGTAATAATAAAGCAGATTAAAGGCAAATTCCGGCGGCATCCAACCAAACCTATCTAATCCAAAATCTGTTCTTTTATCTATTACATTCCAAAGATTATAAATAAATTTTTTAATGTTATATCTCTCAAAGATTTCATCATCAGTAAAATCTTCAATTTTTTTCTCTTTCATATCTTTCTGTATCTTTTCTTTTTGTTCTTGTCTTTTAATATCTTTATAAGCTTTATTTATTGATAATTTTTCTTCTTTAATTTTAAGCAGTTTTTCAGGCGCTTTTTCTTTAATATCTTTAAGTTTAGAGTAATTTCTTTCTTTTAATCCTATTTTTTTTGAAACTTCTTTGCGAGTATTAACCTTTGGCAATGTTGCCAAACCTTTCCCTGCTCTTGATAAATTCTCTTTTGCTTTCTTTTGATATTCAATTTCTAACTTTTGCCCTAACTCAAACCTATCTATATCTGTTAAGTTTCTTCTATTTAATTGATTTAAAAGTATCCATATTTTTGCCTCAGTTTCATTTTCAAAGGACATTTCAGCTGTTTTAAAGGAAATATTGTTTTTTTGGCATATTTCAAAGCGATTATGCCCATCAAGGATAGTTTCATTCCAAACAATTATAGCATCTCTACAACCTTCTTTTTTTATGCTTTCTTCCAGCCCTTCATATTCCTCTTTAGATAAAGTCGGGATTAATTCTTGAAATTCTTTATTTATTTTTATTTCCATATTTCTTTTTTAAATATTTAATTAGAGTTTCAAGTTTTTTTATTTTATTTTCGGGTATTAAATAGATTCCATTTTCTCTAAAAGTTAATTCTTTAGTGAAATAAAAACCTTTTATCTCATATCCTTCATCTATTTGTTCCACCAAAATTATGGCATCTGCTTTTAAATAATCGTGCCTTAATGCCTTTGAAGATTTAATGTCTATTTTAAATTCATTTTCAATTAAGATATCATAATCATCAGTATCATACATATCTTTTCCTACTTCTTCATTTCCTTCTATTTTTAGGTTTAGAATTTGCTTTAAATAATTAGTTGTTATTTCTTGAATTGTAAGTCCTTGAACTATTTGCCCAATATGTTCCTCTTTAGTTAAACTTTTAGGATTAGTCATTAGATTTTCATTATATTTTTCTTCTATGTATTTTTTATATTTTTGGCAGATTTCAATATTAAAAGGAATTATTTTATTCATTAAAGCCAAAAATCAAAAGAGTTTTTAAAGATTATAACGATTTGATATAAATAATCCAATACGCAATAATAGAATTAAGACATTTCAATATGCTTTTTTCAAGAATCTGTAATTTGGCATAAACGCCATCAAATTCGGCTTTATTTATCATAAATTCTACATCTTCTTTATCAAGACAGCTAATATTTTTCATATCTGTTTAATTTCTCCTTTTGTTTCTTTGTTAAAAGTTTTAAGCCGAGTTTCTTTCTTGTTTTATCAATATCTTTAGGAGTTCTAAAAGCTGCACTAAAAATTCCTTCAAAAATTTTAGTCATTTGTTCTTCTGTTTCGCACTCTCTTAACTTTAAAACAAGAAAATCTCTAAAAAGTATCCAATCAACATCTCCAATAAACTTAATTCTGAATTTATCTACTTTTTCTTTAATTTCTTCCATTTTAATAGTTAAGAGTCTCATTATAGAGTCTCATGAGACTTTGAGACTTTTATGTGTTAGTCTCATTTTTCTTATTTAATCTGTTTTTTTCCCTAAAAAATGAAGCTCTTGAAAATCCTGTTTCTTCACACCATTTTTCCTGAACTTCTTTAATCGTAGAGCTTTCTTTTAAGAATTGCTTTAATAAAACTAATTTAGAATCTTTTTTAAAAAATATTTTGCTTAATTCTCTCCAATTTTCATTATTAAGGCATAAATCATAAATTTTTAATATAGTTCTAAAATTTAAATCCACACTTTCATCAGCATTTTCCTTTAAATATTCAAAAATTTCCTTTCTCTTTTCTTCTGTAAGAGTTTTATAAGGTATTTTAGAAAATTCGGCAAGAATCTCCAGCATTTCAGAATAAGTAAAATTTAAAGAACAAACAATACTTCTGCTTAATAATGCTTTTATAAGAATATCCTGTTCATTTGGAAGTTTATTAAGCAAAAAAATTAATTTTCCTTTAAATTCAAATTGGCGTGGAGCTTTCATTAATTTAGAAGTAGTAAGATAAGTAATAAGGCGTTTATTTTCTTTTCCTATTCCCCACATAGCGGACTTGCAGACACTTATCATTTTAGAGCCAAGTTTTAACATTTCTTCCATATCATCCATCACAATAATTTTATTAGAATTTTCATAAAGGAAATTCACAAATTCTACTATTGTAGTATAACTTGAAATATAAACAAAGGACTTTTCTAATTCTTTTAAAGTAGCTAAACAAATTGTAGTTTTTCCTAATCCACCTAAAGAATGAACAAATAAACTATTTAAATATCCATCAGAATTAACAACTGCTTTTATATATTCTTTTAATGGCTTAAAATATTTATCAAGATTTGTTTTTTTATCATTAACTATATTCTCAAGGGCTTTATTTAATGTTTCTTTAGCAAGTTCTTCTGTTTTTTTCAATCCATCAAGCTCACTTTTAGCTATTGCCTCTTTTTCTGCTTTAATATTCTTTTTTGTTCCTGTTACCTTAACTTTATTCTCAATCTCTTTTGAAGAAGCTAACGCCTTTATCATTTCAGTTATAATACTCCAATTTTCTTCAGAAGTTAAAATAGAATCCCAAATCATTTCTATATCCAAAAGCTGTGAATCTATCTTAAACTCCTTACAGATACTTTCATACTTTTCCCTAATTTTTTTGTCTAACTTTTCCATTTTTAAAAAACAGCTACAAACTCTTAATTCCATAAATTAAGGTTTCTCTTGCTCTGCCCTTTCTTTTTAATTTTCCACTAATCATTTTCTTCTCCTTTTGCATAGATTTTTCTGCACCTGCTTTGATACATTTTATTTTCCTTTGTTAAATATTGATATTCCACTTCCATTATAGGAATTTTGCCTTGTGCTTTTATCTCATAAAATTTATTGACAAAAGCCCTGCTTGTTCCCGAAATTCTATCTCCTGTTTTTAATAGGAATGTTCCTTTTTCGCTTCCTGCTTCGTGATTTACTATCTCCACCTTATCTTCTTGTAAGAGCTTCACTTTGAAGTCCTTAAAATCTGTTTTTAATATAAGCCCTTCGCTTTTCGTCTTTAATATGTGATTCCACGCAGTTTCTAAATCAGAATATTCCCTCATTTCTGCTATAAAATTGGAGTTGGCTTGTTTAATCTTCTCTTTTAAGATTTTTTGCTTTTCTTCATAAGGCAGATTGTTCAATATGTCTATAACCATAAACTTACATAAATTTTGATTTGTTTTGGTGGTAACATCAAAAACTCTTGATTCTTCAAAAGATTTATAGAAAATTTCGCCTACACAATCAGGAAAATCCTTTAAATCCTTTATAATCTGTGGAAAATTGCTGTCTTTAATTATGCCTCTTTCAGATACTAAATGCCCTGCTTTGAAAGAATGAAAGCTCCCATCTGTCTTATGCAATATTTTTTTAATACTATTCGGATTTAGTTTTTTTGCCTGTTCAATAGTTATGCTCTCAAATTTTAGTTTTGTCATTTTAATTCACACCCATTAAAATCTATATTTTTCAGATTAAAGTTTTTCTCAAACTTTTCTAATGCTTCTGCTAAAGTTCTCGCTTCAATTACTTCTTCATATTCAACCCATACCTTATATTTTTTCTTTTTCATTTTTCTTCTAAAGCCCTTTTTAAAATCTCTTTCAAATCATTAAAAGTAAAGATTAAACAGCGTTTCTTTAAATCCCTGTCTAAATGCAGTTTAATTTCTTCCTCTTTTAAGATTTTCTCAATTATCTCCTCATTACTTAACTTCATTTTCTCTTTTTTCTAAATTTAACTCTTGAAAATTTGGAGTAATATCAGTTATCTCTCCAATTTTAAAATTAAGTGTTCTTAAAGTGTTCTCAATTATGTCTTTTGCTATCCTCTCATCATTATCCCTATAATAAATCATTTTTTTTGCTTTCTCAATAATCTCGCTTGTTAATTCCATTAATTCTATTGTGTTATCTTCCTGTATTTCGTCAAATACTCTATCAGAATCGTAGCCCTCTTGCCTGTCTGCTTGTGCTTCGGCTTCTGCTTCCTCTTTTTCATTATTCGCTATTCTTTCATTTATCAAATCGTCTTTAAAGCTCATTTTAGATTATTTTTTAATTGTTTAAAAGCCATTTTTTAATTGTTTAAAAGCCATAATAATTTCTTTTTGTGTTGGATTATCTAATAATATCTCACAACCCTTTTTATTCCCTGTTTTCCCTAATTTAAAATCA